TAAACGTCATTCCCCCCCCTCCCTTTTTAAAGAGAAGATCAATTGATCTTCTCTTTTTTTGTTTGTAGTGTACTATTTATTAACAAAATGAGGGTTACCTATGAATAATAAATGGAGACGGTTCTTCATCGATGAAGAGCCTAAATACGAATATGAACCGAATCTATCGCTTATATCTGAAGATGACTTTGAAGATATTGAAGACTATTCTCAGATTTTAAACGAGGCTGAAGAACTCCTCGACGAGAAAAAGAAGAAAAAAAAGAAAAAGAAGAAGGGTAAGAAGGATGCTTGCTATCACAAGGTACGTTCTCGATATGATGTGTGGCCGAGTGCATATGCTTCCGGTGCTCTTGTTAAGTGCCGAAAGGTTGGCGCAAAGAACTGGGGTAATAAGTCTAAAAAGACTAATGAAGAGTTAGAACTAGATGAGGAAACCTTAGAGGAGATAGTCTCAGAATCCACACAAATGAGTAGGCAACAGTTAGAACAACACTATCAGCAGCATCAAGACTTTATCTTTACTGCTATAGATCAGTTGGAGAGACTAAAAAGAAAGTATAACGGATCAACCACTAGGGTGAACTGGACAAAGAGATACCCCAGCCGTCAGATGGCTGCTTCAAATCCGTCAGAAATTGATCCACAGTACGCCGCATCGGTAGAGATGTTGTATCCAGACTCTCATGATGATTTTGTTGAATTTAACAATTTTTTAGATGAATTTGCTTCTATGATGAGAGGCGCAGGATACCACGCAAGTTTGGTGTACGATATGCCCATTGATGGCTTGATCAGTTCATTGAAGAAGAAAGTTAATAAATTTTTGATGGAAAAAAAGCGTAAACTAACCTCAAAGCCATCTTCTGAAAAATCTCTTAGAGACTGGTTTGGTAGAAGAGGAGCAAAAGGAAAGAAGAAAGGATGGGTTGATTGTAATGCACCAGATGGTTCAGGTGGATATAAGTCTTGTGGAAAGAGTTCTGGTGAGAAGCGAAAAAGATATCCTGCATGTCGTCCAACTCCCGGTGCTTGCAAGAAAATGAAAGGCTCTAAAGGTAAATCTTGGGGCAAAAAAGATGCTAAACGCAAAGGAAAAAAGAAATGAAAATCACTAAACAAAGATTAAAAGCAATCATTTTGGAGGAGACTAAAATTGCTCTCTTATCAGAAGGATTGAAGCACCACATTGATTCCAGAACACCTCTTACGGATAATATTTATCGTGTAGGATCTGACTCTTATTTTGAAGTGATATCTGAAGCCAGAAAGGCTTATAATGAAGGAATTTATACCCCTCTCAATGAGGAAGAAAAAGAACTTCTAGAGTCTGATCTAGGAGAGTGGGTTGAATTTAAAGGTGAAAGAGTTCCCCTTGATTTTCCTATGTATATGGAGACAATTGAGGAAGCAAAGAAGAAAAAGAAGAAGAAAGATCCACCAATTGGAAAGCCGATGAAGGGCTCCGGTGGTAAGAAATATCAAGTCTATGTTCGCAGCAAGAAGACTGGAAGAATCAAAAAGATTTCTTATGGTGATTCAAAAGGTGGACTTAAAGGCAACTGGAACAACGCTGAGGCTCGTTCATCATTCGCTTCGCGTCATAACTGCGCTGAGAAAAAAGATCGCACTAAAGCCGGATACTGGGCTTGTAGAGCACATAAAGATTTCGGGACAAATGTTCCCGGAAGGTTCTGGTAATGGATGGTTTTCCATTTAAGCAAGTCAAAATAAAAGAAAACATAGTTCGTAGGACGTTCATGATGGACGTAGACACGTCTGAATTGGTTTGGCATATGGACAGAGAGGATAGAGTGGTAAAAGTCCTTGAAGGGCAAGCATGGTATCTTCAACTTGACAACGAACTTCCAAAGAAATTAATTGAAGGAAAAGAATATTTTATTCCCAAAATGTCATACCATAGGATATTTAAAGGTACAAGTAATCTCGTTTTAGAGATCTTGATGCTAATTTAAAGACACAAAAAGGAGTCAACATGGCAAAAAAAACATATGTGATTGATACAAGCGTATTTCTAAGCGATTTTAGTTGTATTCATAAATTCGGAAACAATGACATTGTAATTCCATTGAAGGTACTAGAAGAAGTAGACAAACACAAAAAGAGGCAAGATTCTGTAGGTTCAAACGCTAGATCTTTTATTCGGATTTTAGATGCTTTGAGAGAAAAAGGTTCACTACAAAAAGGCGTCAGGATTGAAAAAGGAAAGGGTATTGTGTCCGTTGTGACATATGATAATGTGACTGAAAAACTTCCAAAAGATTTAACCTCTGGAGTTGCTGATCACATGATCTTAGAGACAGCAATGTCAGTCATGGCTAATACGCCAAAGTCTAGAAAAGTTGTTTTAGTATCAAGAGACATAAACTTGAGAGTTATTGCCGATTCAATTGGAATGCTTTCTCAAGACTATTTGGTATCTCAGGTTGTCGAAGACAGTGATAAATTATATTCTGGGATGGCTAGCATACTTGTTGATGATGAATTGATAGATCGATTTTACTCTGGTGAAGATATCTTCATTACAAAAGAAATTGCAGCCGAGCAAAAGATTGCTCTTTATCCAAATATTTTCTTAATGCTAGTGTCTTCATTTAATGAAAAGAAAACAGCATTGTGTCGTTATTACAGTTGTAATGAGCCAGTTGATCGTTTACTAGACTGTAAGAACATTCTGAATTGGGGAGTGCAGCCTAGAAACAAAGAACAGACATTTGCCTTTGATCTCTTGATGGATCCAGATATTCACTTGGTTACCCTCACTGGGCAAGCAGGTTCCGGTAAGACTTTGTGTGCAATCGCTGCTGGTATGGAACAGTCTATAACATTTGCTAGAATGTTCAACAGTAAGCCCGACACAAGACACAAAATGCAATTGTCTAAGAAATATAATATGATGGAAGATGATGAGGAAGGTATGGTATTTAATAAAATGGTTGTATCTCGCCCAGTTCAGCCCCTAGGTAAAGATATTGGGTTTTTACCGGGCACTATGGAAGAGAAAATGATGCCATGGCTTAAGCCAATTCAAGACAACATTCAGTTCATCGTAGGAAATGATAAAATTATTATAGAACAATTGATGGAATCTGGAGCAATTGAGTTAGAAGCACTGACTTACATCAGAGGGCGTTCTATTTCTAATGCTTTTATTATTATTGATGAAGCGCAGAATCTTACTGCACACGAAGTAAAGACTATTATCACTAGAGCAGGAGAGGGAACGAAAGTGGTACTCACCGGTGATATCGAACAGATTGATAATATATACACAAATGAGACTTCTAATGGACTCACATATGCTATCGAAAAGTTTAAAGATTCAGCAATCTCCGGACACGTATCGTTCAAAAAAGGTGAAAGATCTAGATTAGCCACCGAAGCCGCCAAACGTTTGTAAAGAAAATTGGATTTCTTTTACATAAGAGAAAAAATATGTAAAAAAAATGAATAAACCTTTACATTCAAACGTATAGATAATATACACTGGAGGTATTCGTGGAAAAAACTATTAAAGAAATTCTTGTAACATATGTTGGAGAAAAGACTAGTCCTGATAATGGAGATGTCACCGTAGATCATATCGTTGAAGTAATGTCTGAAGAGTTTCCTGAGTTCTTATTGCTTATAGCAGAAGAAAACTGGATTCGTGGATACGAACAGGCATTAAACGATGTAGAAGAAGGAGAGCGTCTTGTCAAGGAACAGAAGCAACTTAACGAAGTTACTGCAAAAATCGCAGAGTAAAATTCTTTCTGAAAAGAAGAGATTTTATTTTAATAGAGGGATTGAGTTCGTACTTGATAAGCCTCTTAAGAAAAATATTAACATTGAAAAAGTAATGGGCTTGTTGCGTAGCAATTTGCCCGTTTCGTCGTACTTGGGAATCAATAATGTATACTTTGGAGAATTTGACATACTCAAGAAAAGATCACTCACTGCCTTGCATCATAAAGACAACATCTATATTTCCAGTGAAGAACTGACTAGTGAGAAAGAGATTCTAGATGATCTAATACATGAGTTTGCTCATAGATTTGAAGAGAATAATTCTGAGGCAATATATCAAGATGGGAAAATTATCAACGAGTATCTGGGAAAGATGAACAGACTACATGACTTAGTGGCACAGAAGTACACTCTAGAGAAGTATGATATGTCTTATTTTGACTTTATTAATACTGAATTTGATAAGAAGATGGATGAGTTTTTATATAAGACAGTTGGCTATGAAAAGATGACTAATATGGCTCCATCTTTGTTCATACGTCCATATGCTGCAACCTCAGTACGTGAGTACTTTGCTACTGGGTTTGAAGACTATTACTTAGAAGGTGGACTTAAACTCAAGAACATATCACCAATATTACACTCTAGAATAGAACTACTAGACAAGAGTACAGATTTTAAAATTAATTAAGGAGAATATTATGAAAGAAATCAAAATCGATAAAATAGAGAATGATGAACAATTGATTGTTAGTGTTGAATTGCCGGCTAGAAGATACGCCAATGATCCAGTACAGCAGTTTTCCAATTCTGAACTAAATCAATACTTGAAAGAGCAAGGCATAACACTTTCAGAATATGAATTGCAGAGTCGAACGAATGAACATTTGACTTCTTATTCGACAAAAGGATTAAAGCCTACCCTAGAAGGTACTTGGGTATTCAATAAGATTGATAAAGTTGAAGAAAAAGTGAATAAACCTAGCACTCAAACGTATAAGAAAAGAAGAACAAAAAAATCAAAATCGGGGGATTAATGACTAACAAATATATTTCTTTTTCACAACTTAAAAACTGGGCTAAATGCCCTTTCTATCACAAACTATCAAATATTGACAAGGTAGATGGCTCTTTTTCTGGAAACATTTATACCGCTTTTGGCTCTGCTGTGCATGAGACGATTGAAAAGCACTTAGAGAATGAGATAGATGAGCAAGGACTTAGAGAGTACTTTGGTTCTGCCTTTGAGAAAGAAAGAAGCCTATTGTCCGAAGAGATTAAAGACAGCCATTTTGGTGAATTTAGGACTCAAGGAGAAAACTTGGTAGAGAAATATAAAGCCAAACTCGATTCTTACTTTGGTAAAGATTACGAGATTGTAAAATGCGAAGAGGATATCTTCGAAGATATACCAGAATATAAAGGAACCCCTTTTAAGTTTAAGGGTTTCATTGACTTGATTGTCAAGAAAGGCAACACTTATCACATATTAGATTGGAAAACTTGCTCTTGGGGCTGGGACGCTAAAAGAAAGTCTGATAAGATGGTTGTCTACCAATTGATTTTTTATAAGCATTATTATGCGATTAAACATGGCATCGATCCAAAGAATATCGAATGCCATTTTGGGCTCTTGAAAAGGACTGCAAAGTCTAATGAAGTAGAGTTATTCAAAGTTACTTCTGGAAAGAGAAGAACAGAGAATGCTATGGAATTATTAGTAAGAGCCCTTCACAATATCGATAATCGTGTTTATATTAAGAATAGACTCTCTTGTGCTTATTGTGAGTTCAAGGGTACTGAACACTGTCCGTAACATAAAGGAGAAGAAATGTCGGAAAAAAGAATTAAAATTTTAACTATTTCTGATCACCCACTATCACCATCGGGTGTCGGAACTCAAACAAAATATATTATAGAAGCCCTGCTCAAGTCTGATAAGTTTGATATCATCAGTCTTGGTGGGGCAATTAAGCATCCGGATCTTAAGCCACAGATCACGGAGCAATGGGGAGAAAGATGGAAAATCTTCCCTGTTGATGGCTACGGAACACAGGATATTGTGAGATCTATCATCAGGAATGAACGTCCTGATGTTTTGTATTTTATGACTGATCCTCGTTTTTATGGTTGGCTATGGGAAATAGAAGCGGAGATTCGCTCTCTAATTCCTATGGTTTATTATCATGTGTGGGATAACTACCCATTACCTAAGTACAATCAGGCTTTTTATGAGTCTAATGACTTTATTGCTTCGATTTCTAAAGTCACTAGTGATATTGTGCAGAAAGTTGCGCCTGATGTTAATGAATTGTACGTACCACATGCCGTAGATTCAGACTTTTTTAAGCCTCTTCCAGAAGAGCAGATAGAACAATTTAGAACAGCATTTGATGAGCAACATAATTCAGAAGGAAAATTTCTTTTCTTTTGGAACAATCGCAATGCTAGACGCAAACAGAGTGGTTCTCTATTATTTTGGTTTAAAGAATTCTTAGATCAAGTGGGGCACGACAAAGCGTCTTTAATTATGCATACAGATCCAAAAGATGGATATGGACAAGATCTTCATGCAATCGTTCGAGAGTTGGAGATTGACAAAGGGCAAGTATTGTTCTCTACTCAGAAAGTTGGCATGGGACAATTGGCTATGTTTTATAACTTTGTTGATTGTACAATTAACGTTTCAGATGCAGAAGGCTTTGGCTTGGCAACGTTAGAATCTCTATCTTGTGGCACACCGATAATCGTTAACATGACAGGTGGTTTGCAAGAGCAGGTAACAGACGGAAAAGCATGGTTTGGCATAGGCTTAGAGCCAGATTCTAAATCAGTGATCGGCTCACAGCAAGTGCCTTACATTTATGAAGATCGTTTAAACGGAAAGAAAGTTGTAGCAGCACTCCGTTCAATGTATGGAATGTCTGAAGAAGATAGAGCAATATATGGTAGAGCAGGCAGAGAACACGTAGTAAAGAACTATAGTTTTGAAGTGTTCAATAAAACATGGGTTGATTTAATGCTTAAGATCCATGAAGAAGAAGGCTCTTGGGAAACAAGAAAGCATTCAAATTATAGACTATTGGAGGTAGCGTGAAAAAAGTATTATTAGTAGCACCAGTTCTTTCTAGATCTGGTTATGGTGAAATGGGAAGATTTGCTCTTAGAGCAATGATGTCAAACCCCGGAATTGATTTGTACATGCATAATATCAATTGGGGAAAGTCTGGATGGATCTGGAAGGACAATCAAGAAAGAAAACTAATTGATGCCTTGCTGCAGAAGACTGTCTTATATCAACAAAATGGTGGACAATTTGATGCTTCTGTTCAATGTACAATACCGAATGAATGGAAGCGTCTTAGCCCCCATGATGTTGGATATACGGCAGGAATCGAGACAGATAAGGTTGCTGGAGAGTGGCTTGTAAAGGGTAACGAAGTGGACAAAGTAGTCACTATTTCGAAGCACGGAATGGATGTATTTAAAAATACTACATACGAAGCAGTAGATAACTCCACAGGAAAGAAAATTCCAGAGTATAAGTGCGAAACTCCAATTTCTTTTGTAGGGTTTCCCAAAAGAAACATTGAGTCAGTAGATTTAGAACTTAACTTGAAGCATGATTTTAATTTTTTGTGTGTTGCTCAATTGGGCCCACGTAAGAATGTTGATGCTGTTATTAATAACTTTATCGAAGAGTTCAAGAATGAAGATGTCGGGCTTTTACTGAAAGTGCACATGGCTAATGATTCTGTTATGGATTTCCATAATATACAAAAGCAATTTTCTGAAATCTCCAACACAGCGAAATCAGAAGGCTGGAAGTGTTCGATTAATCTGTTGCACGGTAATTTATCTGATGAACAAATGCAAGGCTTATATAATCACCCTAAAGTGAAAGCGATGGTATCTTTTACTCATGGGGAAGGATTTGGACTTCCTTTATACGAGGCATCTTGCAATGGACTGCCTGTCGTAGCAACTGACTGGAGTGGGCATTTGGATTTCTTAACTATTAAGGAGGATGTTAATCCTGAAGGAAAACTTAAGGGTGGGAAAACCAAAGGAAAGATTACAACTTTTAAAAAGAAGTTTGCTGCTGTGAAGTACGAACTTAAGGCTATTCCTAAGCAAGCAGTCTGGAATGGAGTCCTTCAAGCAGATTCTAAATGGGCTTATGTTGACAATGAAGACGCTAGAAGTAAAATGAGAGATGTATACCAAAACACACATCACTGGAACATGTTGGCTAAGGAACTTCAGGAATCTTACCTAGGTGAGCAACATTATTATGATCTGTTCAACGAACAGTTGGAGATTGAGTTTGATTCACAAAGCGAAGAAGGAGTTGTAATATTATGAAAACTGCAATAGTAACTGGTGTTACTGGACAAGATGGCTCTTATCTTTCAGAATTTCTGATTGATAAGGGCTACAAGGTGATTGGCACTCATCGCAGAACAGTATCTGACTTTTCCAATAAGACTCAAAATATTTCTCACTTGCTTGATAACGGTAATTTTATTCTAGAGGAAGCAGACGTTACAGACTCTGCTTCTCTTTATCGTTTAGTACATGAATATCAACCAGATGAATATTATAATTTGGCTGCTCAATCACATGTAGGTACGTCCTTCAAGACACCTGTCTCTACAACGGAAATCAACTTGATGGGGTGCTTGTATGCATTAGAGGCTATACGCTTGCAGAAGCCATCCTGTAAGTTCTATCAAGCATCTACTAGTGAGATGTTTGGAGACAATGCTCAATGTCCTCAAGGGCTTGGAACTCGTTTCTCTCCTGTTTCTCCATATGCTTGTGCCAAACTTGCTGCACACCATATGGTAGGGACATATCGTAAATCATATGGCATCTTTGCATGCTCTGGCATTCTTTTCAATCATGAATCTCCAAGAAGAGGAGAAAACTTTGTCACTAGAAAGATAACGAAAGCGGCATCAAGAATCAAACTAGGGCACCAAAAGGAACTTCGCCTAGGTAATCTTTCTGCCCTTAGAGATTGGGGGCATGCAAAAGATTATGTGAAAGGAATGTGGATGATGCTACAGCACGATGTAGCAGATGACTATGTATTAGCAACAGGTAAAACCAATTCAGTCCAACAGTTTCTTGAATATGTATTTGAGTATGCCGGGCTTGACATTAAAGATCATGTTGTCATCGATCCAAAATTCTATCGCCCTTGTGAAGTTCCAAAACTATGGGGAGATCCTTCTAAAATGATGAAAGTTTTAGGATGGATGCCAGAATACGATTTTGAAGAATTGGCGATGGAAATGTATGAAACAGATCTCAGAAGAGAATCAGGATTAGTTGATTCTCATCTGTGGGATAAGTGTGAGGTTAAATGATTGATTTTAGTTTTTGTATTATAACGGACAATTCATTAGACGCATGTAAAAGAATTTCGGAGATCGTGCGTTCAATAAGAAATTTAGATATCCCTAACTATGAGATAATAGTGATTGGCGGACAAGGTTCTAGATTCTCAGGAAACCTCGAAGACTTATTTAAAGTAGACTTTCATGAAACAATCAAAAAGGGGTGGATCACAAAAAAGAAAAATGATGTGGCAAAACTAGCAAAATATGAAAACATTGTTATGCTACATGATTATTTTGTTTTTCACCCAACTTGGTATCAAGGATATCTTAAGATAAAAGAGCGTTTTAAAAATTGTGATTTGTGCCTAAACCCAGTTCTGATGTCTGATGGCAGAAGAGAATATACTGACTGGGTGACACTTGATCACCCCACACTTGGTATTCACAGATCACTGCCTTATGAAGACGAGTCGAACATTGAATATCAATATTTCAGCGGAGGGTATTTTGTCATCAAGAAAAAGTTTTTTCTTGAGAATCCACTGAATGAAGAACTAGTTGCAAACCAAATGGAAGATGTGGAATGGAGCAAAAGAATTAGGAATAGTTCTAAAATTATTTTTAATCCTAATTCATATGTAAAACACAACAAAGAACATAGAAATTTAAAAGTAGATTTTTGGAATAGGATAGGATTATGATTAAAGCAATTTTTTTTGATTTAGACGGAGTCTTGGTGGATGCTTGTGGTTGGCACTATCACTCTTTAAACGATGCCCTTGAGCATTACAAGGGTTTTAAAATATCTTACGATGATCATATTGATAAGTACAATGGACTTCCGACAAGTGTTAAGTTAGATATGCTTGGGATCTCTGAGGATGAGAAAGAAGACATATGGAGAATGAAACAAGATAGAACACTGGAGAACATTAAAATACACGGCTCAGTCGATAAATATAAAATAAGGATGCTAACCAAACTGAAAGAAGAGAACTATAAATTAGTTTGCGTAACAAATTCAATCAGAGAAACAGCAACTCAGATGTTAAAGTCAACAGGGCAATTAGAATTGTTTGATTTTTTGATCACAAATGAGGATGTGAAAAATAATAAACCACATCCGGATTGTTATATATTAGCAATGGGTTTGCTTGGAATTGGTAAGGAAGAGTGCTTGATTGTGGAGGACTCACCCAAAGGAAAAAAAGCAGCATATGCTAGTGGAGCAAGAGTACTAGAAGTAACAGACATATATGATGTCACATTAAATAATATAAGGAGAATACTATGAAAGTTTTAATACCAATGGCTGGTGAAGGCAGCCGATTCGCGAAGGAGGGGTATACATTCCCCAAGCCATTGATCGATGTCAATGGAAAGCCCATGATACAGAGAGTAATCGAAAATCTAGATTTTGATTGCGAGTATATATTTTTGGTACGTAAGAGTCATCTTGAAAAATATGATGGACTGAGAGAGACATTATCAAGAATCACAAATGATAGGATGCAAATTGTAGAGGTAGATGGACTAACCGAAGGAGCAGCCTGTACAGCATTACTGGCAAAAGATTTGATTAACTCTGATGACGATCTGCTTATTGCAAATTCAGATCAGATTATTGATTATGAACCGCAGAATTTCATCCTCATGAGAAACCTTACAAATGTTGATGCAATTGTGTGGACTTTCAATGATGTACATCCTAAGTGGAGTTTCGTGAAAACTAATTCTAGAGGATTCTGTACAGAAGTCGCAGAGAAGAAACCAATATCAGACATTGCCACATGTGGAATATATTGGTATAGGAAAGGCAGTGATTTTGTTAAATCTGCCGAACAAATGATTCAAAAAGATATAAGAGTTAAAAACGAATTCTATATTGCTCCTGTATATAACGAACTAATCGGACAAGGAAAAACTCTTGTTCCATTTTTTGTACATAAAATGCATGGAGTTGGGACTCCGGAAGATTTAAATAATTACCTTAGGAGTGTGAAATGAGCGACATACAGGCTCATAGGCAAAAATTTGAGTCATTTATTGACTTTTTGAGAGAAAGTGAAATCAAATATGTTATAATGAGGGGATACGATAGGCTACCATTGTTCCCAAATACCGATTTGGATATCGTAATAGATCATCACAAATATTCAGAAGTTTTAGATTTTTTGAACAACAATGAGGATTTTAAAACTGATGAACCTTCGAAAAGATTTTCGATAGATAAAACTGAATGTAGTTATAATCCATATTTTACCAACCATAAAAGATGTTCAGATATACCCAATGGCTCTTTTAGGATAGACTTGTATAACCATTTTTTCTATTTTGGAAAAAAGGTTGTAATATCTCACGAAGTAGAATCAGACATTTTCAAATCTTCAGTGAAGTTTAAGAACCGCTATAGTATCCCTAGTTCTTCTTGGGATGCTTTGCTACTAATATATCGTGCATTCTTTGATAAAGGTGGCGTTATCCCTGAGAAATATATTCGGAGAATAGAGTTTTTAATGCCTAGTATCACAAATGACAAAGAAGAATTTGAGCGATGTCTTAATATGCTTAAGACAGATAATTCTGCACTTGGAAACGCAATGGATACCATCCTTTCTACCGGACAGGTATTCAAGTTTTATAAAGAGAATATGGCTTTTATTATGTGGACTCCCAAGCCAACTGAATCATTTCTTTCGCAAATCGAGAAAAATAACTTCAAGATCTTGAAAAGGCAGAAGATGCAAATTGGAGGAGATCACAAAAGAAAGTATGATATCTTGAATTTAATATACGAGATAAAAATGAACCCTAATGATCCTAGAATATTCTATTCTCACCCTTTTGAGGTTATTGTTTATGAAGATCATAATCCAACGTATTCTAACATAGGAAAGCCTGCTAATCAATTTAAGACACCAAAGGTACTAAATCAAAAATCTTTCGAAATGAAAAATGAAGTTAGAAAAAAATACTCTCACTTACATATTCATGGCTGTGACGAGATTCACGAATCAAATAAAATATTTGAGTTTTTCAATTTAAATCAATATTTAAATCATTATGCAGTAGTTCCGATTGCTTTGCTTAGAGCAGTTTCTTATAGAGAAGGGCAGTCTGGAGTATATGATTTGATCAAGATCGAGAGCAGCGTTCAATACAGATATTTAAATGGAGATAAAGAGCAATATATCAGATATACCAATACAGATCCAGATCCTAGGCATACTGTTGAAAGATATGAAGAGTTGATAGAAAAATTTTATCCTCAAGCAGTCATGTGTGATAGTGAAAACATGATTTCTTGTCAAGTTACTGATACAGGATATTATTTAATCTCAGATGGCTTGCACAGGGCTTCGTTGATGAAATATTATGGATATGAATATGTCAGAGTCAAACTAAAAAATCCTAAAATAATTAATTATTATGATCAAACGAGCCCACACAGTCTGGAGTCAATGTGAAAATTATATCACACAGGGCATACGTAAACGGAGAGGATCCAGATATCGAAAACCATCCAGTAGCGATTCAAGCATTGTTGGATTCTGGATTGCATGTTGAGATAGATGTTTGGTATATAGATGGAAATTATTTATTAGGGCATGACAGTCCCAAATATCAAATTCAAGAGTCTTTTCTCAAGCAAGAAGGGCTTTGGTGCCATGCCAAAAACAAGTACGCTCTAGAGCAAATGCTGGCTTCTGAAGTGCATTGTTTTTGGCACCAACAAGACGATTATACTATAACTTCTAGAGGATATATTTGGGCTTACCCTAGTAAGGAAACGAGCGGAAACAATACCGTTTTGTTATTTCCAGAAAGACACCCAGAAATAGAATATTCAAAGTATGATTTCATATGCACAGATTATGTTAATAAATTTTTGAATAAAACTAGTATCTCAAACGTATAATAATTAAACAAGGAGAAAAACATGAACACCGAAGTTCAAACTACACATTTATCTGATCAAGCATTAGGGGCAATTATGATGGCTTTGCAAAATAGCCTTCTGAATCAAACTGATATTGTTCCAATTTTAAAGAATCTTAAGTTGACTGTACACCCAACTGAAGGATTGATCGTGATCAACCCACCTGTTTTAAGGGCTAATACTCAAGAAACTTCTGGTGAGTTCGTAGAAACGAGTGTACAATAATGCCAAAGTATTCATACCGCTGTGACGCTTGTGAGAGCGAGTACGAAATTTGGCATGGAATGACTGAGGAGCACACGAATTGTAATGTTTGTGATGCTCCTTCTGTTGTGCGTATTCCTGCTCTTTTGGGCGAAGTTACCATCAATACTCCTAGGCAAAGAGTTGGCGATGTAGTAAATCAAACAATCGAAGAAACAAGAAAAGAAGTAAAGGAATACAAGAAGAACATTGATAGGAGTTTTAAATTATGATTTTATATTTTATATTGACAATTTCAATTCTTGTTAATGGTTTTTTGGGGTGGTATATTTATAAACTTTTGAGAAATTTGATCTCCATGGAAGATGATTTTATGGAAATGAGATCTAAATTGCTTGAATTTGCCACTCATCTAAGGGCTATAAACAAAGTCGAATCCTTTTACGGAGATCCAACCATCACATCCTTAGTTGAGCACATGAAAAGACTAGCAGGAGAAATAGAAAACTATTCTCAAGTTATGGTTGTGTTCGAAGACGATCTACAGGAGGATACAGATGGCGAAGAAACGGAAGCCTAGGACAAAAAGAATGTACTTTACCAAGGTACATGAAAATGCGATTATTGAATTTAATAATCCAGATACACCATTAAGCAAGAAATCAGAACTTTACGAAAAACTGATCCATCCTGCATTAGATGAAATGGTTGACAAGATTGTATATACATATAAGTTTACATCATTGCCAAATATTTCTGAATTGCAGCAAGACTGTAAAGTAATGCTTGTGACTATATTACACAAGTTTAAGCCAGAGAAAGGGCACAAAGCCTTTTCTTATTTTTCAGTAATTACAAAGAATTGGTTTATCGCACAAGTCAAGAAAAACAAGAAGAAAAACCAGAGAGAAACCTCTCTAGAGAGACAAATCGAGGCTGGATTTGAACCCGGAAGAGAAGATACGTATCATGAAGATAGAGAGCGTGAAGAATTCATGAAACTTTTAAAAGAAGAGATTGCTTCTTGGGAGTCTATAACGATGCGCCCGAATGAAAGAAAGGTGTACGATGCAATTAATACATTAATAGATAACGCTGATAAGATTGAAATATTTAACAAAAAGGCTATTTACTTATACTTAAGAGAGATCACAGGCTTGAACACTAAACAAATAGTTGTGCAGTTATCCAAGATGAGACAAAAATACTCTGATTTCAAAGAAAGGTATGATAATGGTGAAGAATAATGTCAAAGAGACTTAATAAATTTATTGAAGAAGCAGTCGTTAATATAAGAAAAGATCGTGAAATAACCCAAGAGTTATTGAGCGATCTTATTGTAATTGCTGGGCAAAGTGAACATAGTCACAAAGAAGTATCACTTGCTGCAGCAAAATACGTAGAAACTCTTCAAAGATCTAATGAGCAGTTAGTTAAATTAGCAGGACTGGTACAGAAAGACGAAAAGAAAGATTCCGCTTTTAACTTCTCAGGAGATGATAAGGATAATATTTATGATATAATCCAAAACAGTGACAAAGAGGAGAAATAATGGATGGCGTCAAGATTTATACCACCTCCAAATAGACTTAATCAGATATCAAACAAGAAAGCGAAGAGGACTTTCTCGGATGATTCTGGGCAATCTATATTTCATGAATTAAAAAAGAATGTTCGTGATAAGCATACGGCAGATGCATTTGAGTCTGTCGGTGCCATGAATGCTATAGTGTTGGAAGTTATAGACACTCCCGTAGATAACATGCTTTGGAGAAATCCATTGATGTCGTATCTTAAAGAAGACAAAGGTGTATTACCAGATTATATTGAAATCAGGTTTAGAGTACCAGAACTGCATGCTCATTTACCTGAGCCAGAAAATGGTGAAGATTGGAAGGCAATCAATAGACACCCAAAAGCAATCATGACAAAGGATAAAGCAATACCAGAAGTTGGAGATATTGTTGTAATTGATTTTCAAGATAAGAATAATTTTTCTGGCGCATCTGTATCAGCCACCGTTAACAGTAGTAGTCCACCTGCAGGAGGGGGCGTCTGTAGGACTGCTGACTCGTTTGCTTCTGGAGCCCCTACTCTTAACCTTGCTCAACCTGAAGGAGACGCTCAAGAGGCTCCTGAGGCTTCTGAGGAGCAAGAACTGAGCACTGATCCTGCTGATGAATCTTTTTCTGATGGAATAGCATATGAAAAAGAGCCAAATACTTCTGATATAGTTTACAAGGCATTTTATTTAGTTTCGATCAATGAGTTTGACACGATGCCTGAGTTTTCTGACGTAAGCCTCACTTTTGACACACTTCTCAGAAAAGGCGTATATAACATATGCTTCACATTGGCGAAAGGAGAAAGAAGGGTGAGAGACACCGATAGGCTTAAGAAAATCATGATGGAACTCAAGTCAAGAGGAGTCAAGACTGGATTATTAATAAGACAGGATTTTCCCCAATTTGTAGAAAACTTAAAATTATTGGGCTCCACCATTAGAGAGGTTGAACCAGATTATTTCATAAACCACTATACTACAGAGACTTTACAAGAGGCTAATGAAGTTGACGCCAACTGTCTTCAGTTGACATTCAGCAGAGGGCTAAAACAATATGGGTATATTAATCACGAAACAGAGCATGCTCAGGCAGCAGAACTAGAATATTCTTACAAAGTTTTTGCTAGTGCAAATCATTATGATTATAATAATGAAATTAAAAAGTTAGGTACACCTTTCTCAGAAATTTCTTCTTCTGACTTTGCTAGTAAAAGATTGAGTTCGTTTAATTTAGGGGGAATTAATTTTCTAAAAACTCTAAATGATCCATGCTTGTTTGGCGAAAGGAGCGAACTTATACTTCAAGAAGAATTAAAATATGCTTTTGCTTTGGAGACTTTGATTGACGGCTATAGTCGGCTGGAAAAAGAAGTCTTGCTTGTTGTAAAAGAATCAATAGGAATCAAAGAGTCTCAAAAGCAAAACTTCCTAAGTAGTAAAGTAACAGTTGAAAAGAAATCAAAAGCAGAAGTTAGAAGTACTGTTGAATCTCCAACTCAGGCTCCAGCAGCAGAGACTCCAGTTGATAACACTCCTACATTAGGAGTAGAGGGCACTGCCGAGCCTACCGAGACGCCACCAGTTGAAAACAATGCCTCTCCGGGGCTACAATGTGCACCTAATCCCGGTATGGGTGGGTTACCAAATCCTGTCGGAAACGGAGAACTTGTACTACCTCCGACAAGGAGATTCTCAGAAATTGAAAATCATCAACAACTCGGCTGGACAACAGATGGTGACAAAGGAGTGACTAATGTTATTTTGCAATTCATGGACAGGTTTACTTCTGCGTATTACAGACGAATCCCATTGAATGATCCTATTAATACCGGAAGTGCGTTCAAGAAGATCAGAGTAACATCCACTTTAAGAACTGCCTCCAAACAGGTTTATTTGATGTGGGACAAGATGGACAAACTAGGTGAGAATGGAGTTTGGAGTCTTTATGGATCCAGCCGTCAATGGGTTAAAGATGTAGTTGCCGAATGGAAAAAGCACAAAGCAGGAGATGCATCAGCAAATGCACGAGCAGTGGCATCCGTTCAGGCGAATATCGACAAAGGAGCAAAAAATGGGAAAAGAGGGCATAACTACGGATCAGGTGTTGACATCCATACTTGGAGTCATTTAAAAGCAGAAGGGCAGCCATATGATGGCGCCTCTGAGACTCAAATGAATAACTCTAGGTTTATCAGAGCAATTGTCGAGTCTGCAATTGAAGCAGGTGGCAAGCCAATTGTTGAAGCATATCAACAACATGTTCACATAACAATCTTATAAGAAACTAATTAATACTCGGAGTGAAGAAATGCCTAGATTCAAGAAAGCACTAAACATAGAAAACCTTAAGAAAGAACTCAAAGAAAATATCCTATCATCACCAGACTATATCAATGATGTACTTGGAAAAGGTATCGCAGGATCTAGAGTTTCTGAACCTATACCTCAATTCACACAAACTAAAGCAGAGAAAATAATAGAAAATGGAACTAATGCATATGTTGTGGTTGGCAAAGATCGTCCCGGCTCAATTCTCTCAGGTTATGGAGGGAGGGGAGATTCAGGTGCTGGTTCGATAGATATGGTGGTTGGGAGAATGTCTCACAATCCTTCAACTGTAAACTCTAGGAATGAAAACTTAAAAGCAGATCCAGACTTTAAACTAGACGCATCAAGGATCTATATCAGCCAAAAGACTGATATTGATGATAATTTTGATTTAGTTAATGGAAAAGTAGGAAGTTCAACTGCTAGATCTGGAATTGGAATAAAATCAGATGCCATAAGGCTAATAGGTAGAGAAGGAATTAAACTAGTTACTGGAACAGATACGAAAGGATCTCATGGTGAAGATATTTTAAGCGTATCTGGTATTGATTTGATTGCAGGCAATGATGATGCTAATATACAACCCTTGGTTTTGGGGGATAACGTCAATGAATCACTTGAAAAAATGGCTGATCATATTGATAAGTTAGCAGGAATCGTATCTTCTGCGATTGTATATCAAATGAAATTTAATACGAAAGTGGCATCTCACACCCACATCACTGCTTTTTTTGGAACACCTACTGCTCCATCTGAAATCCTAATCCCAGCAGGAGTACAGATTGCTAAAGATTTAGGCACAAAGACTGTTAAGGATCTCTTTAAGTTCAGGACGAACATAAAATTCCACAAGCAAACTTATTATGCCGTATCTGGTAAAAAATACATCAACAGTAGACATAATAATACTAATTAAGGCGAGGAAAGATGAATAACTTCAAAACAATTATGAAAACCGAATTGTATGATTCGGCAGATAGTCCCGATAATCCAATAAAGATGATCGAAGAAGGAGAGTTTGTAGAAGTCCTGCAAATTAATTTGGGGGATAGATATCAATATTGTCAAGTTGAATACGGCGGAAAGAAGTATTTCATGAGAGCGGCATTTTTAGACACTGCCGGAGAACTTTTTGCTGCAAACTATAAAGAAGCATATGATCAGGCAAAAGAACTGGAAGAAAAGATTGCAGATATCAAAGTTGGCATACCATATCGCAGAAATAATAAAGTGCATATTGTACTAGAGACTGGGTATTTCGATAAGAAAGAATTAGAAGATAATTTAAAATTAAAAAGTCTTGAGAATATAAAAGCAGCCGCTGCACATGACATATTGAAATATTATGGAAAAAACATCGACGCTACAGAATACGAAGAGAAATTGCTTGAATTCGTACTTAGTCCATTTGGACTTCTAGAAGTTGGAGATTTTAATTATTCAACCCGGCCGGGTAAGAGTATTAAGATCAAGTTCTCGATACATGATAAATATTTTGATGTTTTTAAAGACATGTCAATGGAAGACTTCACCTTACAGAATATCAACACAGATTTTGTGACAACTAATTTCAGAGGAAATGAACTAGAAAAAATTGTCAAAGACTTGTCAAAGATATTAGACAAATTCGACAAGACTAACAGTAAATTAGCAGGTAGCCTCCAAGGTGTCAACTTCAGGCAACTCTCTGCAAAATCTAAAAGATTTTTGGCAGATTTCAAAAAATACACACATGAGAATGGTATTACATTGTCTAAAGACTTGAGTAATAAGTTTGAATTAGGATTCGACAAGAAATCAGGCATACTCAAATATGTTTTGTTTTTTGATCCAGTCGGCAGATTTCTTAAGATCGGTATGTCGTACCTATGTGATATATTTGATCCGGACATCTCTAGAATGATCCAAGATCACAAGAATATTCTTAGATCAGTCAATGTCGATTTTGGAATCAATCCAATAGATTTCAGTAAAAGATATATCAGAGGCTTAAAGTATAATATTGGTAGTCTACCTAAACTTCCTAGAAGAGATGGTGGGCTGAGTTTTAATATAGGCACTTTACCTAAATTCCAAAAAGGAGATGGAATATCAGTTCTATCTGCTGCTGATGCGACTGGTATACATAAGTTTACCAGAGATCCACGCATAAGAAGAGAATTGACTTTAAGATTAAGAGAGTCTAGAGATTTAATTGGCGATAGGTTCTTGATCGATCTTCCAGATATTATTATGAATATAGGGGATTTGAATTTATTATACGATCTAGTTTTGAATAAAATATCTTTAAAAAGTCTAGTTGACTTTTTGATGGGTAGTATTGGTTCAAACCTCAGCATACCAGAATTAGGTGAGATAAAACTGAGAGGTGTTTTGATGTCACTGAGCCTCCCTAAACTTCTGGATATCGTATTTGAATTTCTAGAACTACCAGAATTGTCAGATTTTGGGGGGACTATTTGTGACAAATATCTATTCGGGCGAGAGGAATATTCATCTTTGATAGAGTCGCTAGTTGATGTTGAGAATATTGGGGTATATTTCATACACTACAAGAAAGATGGCACTTTAGGGGGACTGATACCTGACAACTATGTTGGAGATGTAGGAGATGTTCTAGAGTCAGCCGGCTTGAATGACTGTGCAAAACTGGTACAGGCTATAGCATTTTCTCAAATCGATTACGATAAGTTCTACCAAGAAGATATGGTTGCCAAAATAATGTGCAAAATACTCACAGAAGGGTTACCTGATTTTGGAGACATTAATGAATGCTTTAGCATCCCTTCTTTATCGTTACCTTCTTTGAACTTAGGAAGCCTTAAAATTGACATGTTTGAGTTTTTTGGTAAATTAGATCCTGCTCTTTTAAAGCCTGTTATCGATCTGTATTTCAAAAATCGGTTCAAGTTCGAGCCTCAAAACATGCTTAGAGATAGGTTGTTATCTATTCCGAGTGTATCGTTCCTGTTAGGAGACTTGCAATTGACTAGAGATAAGTTGCTCAAAAGAGTAGATGGCATTGATCTGGATTTTGAGATTAAAAAGTTAGATTTAGGATTTTCATTTCCAAGTATGGGAGACATAAACCCTAGTTTTGATTTTACTAATTTTCAATTTGGAAATTTGGACGATATTTTTGGAGATGCCATCAATGCTGCCGAAGAATCGATAAGATCAGGTATAGAAAGATCTTTGGTTATATCTATCAAAGGTATATTGAGAAGAGTTCTAAGTGGACTGAACGGCGATTTTCCAAACCTTGGACTTCCGAACTTCGGTTCTCTGAGTATCCCAGACTTATTCAATGCCAGTAATGGCACTAATCTAGACTTCGCGATTGATATAGCACTTAATAGACTCAAATTATCAAAAGATTTTAAGTTGGCTAATCTTTGCGATGAGGTGTTTGAAGTTCCAGATCCTAATAGGCAAGATGTACAAAACATGTTTGAAGAGATATCAGAAGCAGCAAAGCCATTAGAAGCCATACGGATACTTAAAGGGCAAGTCAACGAGAAAGATTATGACAACTTAAGTTCAAACCTCACAGAACCGGTATCTTCTCTTCTTGACGCGTCATCTTTTATTGACTTGTTCGAATCTTTGTCCGATATAATCGATTTTGAAATGCTTGAAGAATTAGAAAGGGTATACGACAATGAAGAGGTTTTTGCCTCTTTGTGCGAGAATAGTAACATCTCTTTCATATCAGGAAAAAACTTAAACGACAATTATGCAAATATCAAAGACAAGATTAGAGAAAATTATAATAACATATCTGAAGAAGAATTGGATGACATTGTTGAGGGATTGATTGATGATACGAAGGACTCACTGGTTGAGGCGATAGGTGCTATCAAAGACAACTACAATAGCGTTTTACCATTTGACGAAAACCCTTGCTCATTCATGCCTCCACAGTCTTCAATCCCTGCAATGAACTTCGTGAACAATATGGTATTTGATAATATTTTTGACACAATCGAAAAGCAGTATAAAGGAGAAGCAGCGACTTTGCAGGATGCATTCTTAGTGACAACTAGTTCGAATGAATATATACAAATGAGGAACTATCCGTTCGACTCCGTAATTTCCCAGTCAATTGAAAACCCAGACGGAACCTTTGAAATAGTGTATGACACTCTTCTTAACATTAACCCAGAGGCTTTTCCAGAAGACACTTCAACTATTTTTAATAAAGAATTTGCGGTTAATTATTTCGGAGAGGGAACAAATTTATATAAAAAAGTAGAAGGTGCATTTGAAGTGATATCTCCTTCTGATGTAGAAATAAAATCAGAGAATGGAGAGTGGAATTTCACCACGAAAGGTATAGAATCTATCAACAACATATACATCAAAAAGCAGAATCCATCTTCAGTCCCAGTTCCTTTATTTAAAAAGCAATTTACCGATGTTGAGATTAATTCAGCAGCGTCTAGAAGGTTTGATACTCCAAATTATATCAAAATAGAACATAAAACGAATTTACTTGAAAAGGGTGTAGAGTTTAAGACAACTTATGAATACCAAAGTCAATTTAATTTTATTATTGAACAATACGATAGTAGATCAGAAGAATATGCACCTTGTGCAGAAGCAACAGAAATTAAATCTTTAAATCATTCTGAATTCGATATTGAAGATATTTTCAAATCTCACGTCGAGAATGTAGCATCTGGATCAACAGATTCAGAGTATAAGTACAACAAGTTCAAGTCTAAGTTTGAATCGTTTGATGGTGCTGTAGTGACGCTGTCTGATGCCGCCGATCCTAACTTTGTAGAACCGAGAAGTGGCTTGGTATCAACACTGTTTTATCGATTGTCATACTTAACTTCAAAAGTTCTTAGGAATGACACAAATGGCGAGAAAGGCTCTGAACTATTTGAAATAGACAACATGTTGTCTTTTGTCATTGACAGCGATACTGTAAACTTATTAAAACTACAAGATACTAAAAATGCAGCAAAGCAAGAGTTCAATTCTAAATGCTCTTTTGCGGAAAATGATAACTCACTAGAAACATCTTCTATTAAACACCTGATTAATACAATGATTAGGGTACAGGTTATAGAAGAGATAGTTAAAAATGCATTTTGTAATTCGAACGTATACGATCTGGAAGCATCTGATGCCTTTGTTGCTGTCGTATGGGCTAAACTATCTACATACCTAAGAACACAAAAAGATGCTTTTTATGAGAAGTTTCAAGATAAATACAAAGTTGCTTACAGTGAAGAGTTTTTGCATTCTTCGTTTTCTTTCTCGAATATTGTGAAAGAGATTTATTCTGATATATCGAAAAACTTTAACAAAATCTTCAGAAAATCAGAAGAGTACTTGCCAAAACTGGCTAGAGAATTTGCATATGACACGGATATTCAATCTCAGGATATTGCAGGATACGTTACAGGACTTCAAGAGGCATACAGAACTTCACAAAAATTATTTGTCCAGAGAGTGTACCGTAAGAGCACATCTCCTGAGAAAGGGAAAGAAATATACTCATTTGAATATGAACAATTGCCTACTAGACTTAAGAGTGGTTACAAGCCTTTATTAAGACTTTCTTATATAATGAGAGTGGGAGAAGAGTATGAAATGCCGTCAAACTTTAATGAAGAATATTCAAAGAGAGAACTTATATTAGATGGCACAGTTTACAAACTTAAAAATAGTATATCTCATGAGTACTTGGCTAGTAATAGAAGATCATCGGGAACTCTGTTGCAGGCTCAAGATATTTATCTTCTTCCATTAGCAGAGACTGAGGTAAGCAAAATAGCAAATATAAACACAAAGGCATCAATATCCAAATTAATTACTGACAGCAACAGCACCCAAACTAGTGTATACAACTTTTTAATGAATATTATGAGAGTAGATCATCTTAAGCAATCGATCATCGAACTTTACAAGGTACTTTTAACATCAGAGAAGCCAGAAATATCTTTAATATTTTCAGAGTCAAAAGACACAATCAAGAGAAATATTGAAACGCTTGATCAGGATCCTTCTGCATTTGAATCGCAAGATAAGCAATTGGATATGTTGTCCCTAGAGCAGCAGGCTGGCATATCAACAACTCCAGAGTACTCTGCCACTGCAAAGAAAATGGCATTGATGACTGTGCCTTTAATTCTTAAAGGCTTTGCAGAACAATTCGATCCCAATATAAAGATCGCCTCGAAGATACGTCAGGGGGCATCATTGGCAGGGTTTGATATACCGCCAAAAGCCGCGTCTTTGATGGCACTACCTATGAATCTAATCCCATTCGCTCCCGGCCCTCCAATCGGCCCATTAGGACTTTTGTATCTGGCTAGTTCTTATCTAGAACCAAAAGAGAGAAAGAAATTAGCAGATCTCAAACGAGGAGATAATCTGAATTCTGGTGCAGATCAGGATACTGGAACTTTCGTTGGGGGAACAATAGAAGAGCAATTGCAAGCACAAACAGGTTTGTCTTTAGAAAAAGCATCTGAAGTCATTAGAAGGTACACAGAATTCGTTTCTTTTATGGAAGAGTTCTATAATAAATTTTTAAGTTTCCAAAAGCGCTCACATGATGATTTTGTAGAAGAAGTAGATCTTCCGGACATCGCTAACTACCCAATATCTACAGCCTTCGGGCAGAGTTCTGGAAAAGTGTCACTAGATGAGCCACTCTATTATGATCCCGAAGATTATTTCTCAATTGATTTTGATAGGAAAGAAGAGGTAGAACTTTGGAAACTTATAGGATTGATGTCGAACCTGTTCTACATGCCGTTAGATCGAGATTTTAGAAATGATTTAGAAGATTATTTAGACTATTTTAGTTATTTAGTGAATGAATCATCTACTTTAGTACCATATGCATGGAATAGAATTCTTGAAGAAGGTAAGTTCAAAGATGGAATAAACCAATATAACAGGCTCATGAGAATTGGCTTAAGATACTTTACTTTCTCTGTGTATTTTTATAAAACAGTTTATGATCAATATCTTGACTTGCCACTAGAAGAATACCCTTCAACATTACTGCAGCATATCCAATTCACTTATAATGCAACGAGCCTAGAAGAATTAAATTCAGTGATAAATTATAGATATGAAACTTTCAAAATAAGTCAAGATTCCAGCATCGAGGATGCCAAACAAAGGTATAATAATTTTAAAGATTTGTATTCGAATATTAAAACTTTCGAATTTTCTTCAAGTTTTAAAGAACTTTTTGGATATGATATTATTAATATTACTGACACGAGTTTTTACAGAGACAATTTTGAAGAAAATGCTAATGATTTCATGAAGGCATTAGAACAAGAAAGAAACCAAGCGATTCTTACTTTGAATCAAAATAGATAAAATAACTATTTAGATTTGAGGTAACTAATATGTCCAACTATTCACCTAAACTTCCTTTATTGATTAATGACTCGAATGGCTATGAAAATAACCAGACTATCATGGCAGTTATAAATCAAAATCTTAAGATGATTCTTCTTACCAGTCCGGGAGAGAGGATTATGGATCCAAACTTTGGCGTGGGAATGAAAAGATATCTATTTGAGCAAAATGATTCTTCAACTTATTCTAGAATCAAGGCTAAGATAAAAAGACAAGTAAGTCAATATATGGGGTATATTAAAATCGAAGATGTCTTATTTCATTCAGAATCAAATAATGACAATATAACTGCGAACGGACTACTAGTTACTGTGAAATTCAGTGTCAACGGATCCGGTGCAGTTAGCGCTTTGGTTGTAAACATATAAAGAGGGAAGTAAATGGCTAAATACGACGATAAAAACAAAAAAGTACCCATTAAGTATACTAGTAGGGACTTTAACTCTATCAAGCAAGACTTGATTAATCATGCCAAGAGGTACTATCCGGACACTTATAAAGATTTTAACGATGCTTCTTTTGGATCTCTTGTGATGGATCAAGTGGCTTACACTGGAGACATCTTATCTTTCTACTTGGATTATCAGGCGAACGAATCTTTCCTAGACACTGCAAATGAATATGACAATGTTGTCAAACTAACACGTCAAATGGGGTATAAATACAGAGGACGGGCTTCTGCTCATGGATATGTATCTCTTTTTATATTGATCCCGGCAGACTCAACTGGACTCGCTCCGGACTCTAGGTACATACCAGTGCTTAAAAGAAGAACTGAATTAGCATCTACAGCCGGTGAGAATTTTATCCTTACTGAAGATGTGGATTTTAGAGATTCTAGTAATGAGGTAGTAGTAGGTAGGGTTAACACAACCACAGGGCTTCCAACTCATTATATCATCAAATCAGTTGGAAGGATAATATCTGGCAGATTGGCTGAAAAGAATGTAACCGTTGGGGCATTTAAAAAATTCAACAAGATTTTGTTAGGTGATACCAATGTGGCAGAAATATTAGATTGTACTGATAAAGAAGGGCATGAATATTACGAAGTTGAGCATCTAGGGCAAGACGTTGTTTATCGAGAGATATCTAATAATGACTCTTCTACGAGAGAAGCCGCCCCCATGCTGCTTAAGCCAACCGCTGTTCCAAGAAGATTCGTTGTGGAAAGAAGCAGAGGTGAGACTCACCTTATATTCGGCTTTGGTTCAGAAGAAGACATAAAGATAGATAAAGTAATTGATCCAAGTAATGTTATTCTAGAGCAATTTGGTAGAGACTATATAACCAATACAGACTTTGATCCAAGTAATCTGCTTGGCTCAGACAAGTTCGGAGTTTCTCCAGTTAACACTGTTTTGAATGTAGTATACAGGGTTAATAGTAGCAACAACCCAAATGCTTCGGTGGGCTCGGTAACGCAATTAGTCAGAGCAATATACAGTTTCGAGAACGAGACTGCCCTAGACTCTGGAAAACTAGCACAGGTGAGAAATTCTTTAGAATCTTCTAACGAAAACCCTATCATTGGGCATGCTAATATACCAACAACAGAAGAGTTAAAGGTTAGAACTAAATCTTTCTTCGCTGCACAGAACCGTGCTGTAACAAGAGAAGACTACAAATCTTTGGTATACAATATGCCTCCAAAATATGGAGCAGTCAAGAGATGTGCGGTGCTTCAAGACAAAGACTCGTTTAAAAGAAACTTAAACATGTACATTATTTCTGAGAATAGTGCTGGAAATCTTAGTGTATCAAACGACATAATTAAGAGCAATATCAAGACTTGGCTTAATCAGTATCGAATGATTAATGACACATTGGACATTATGGACGCGAAGATACTCAATCTAGCCATTTCATTTAGTATTGTAACCAAAGGGGGCTATGATAAATTTAAAGTCCTTGACGAGTGTCTAAGGACGCTTAGAAATCGTTTTTTAAGACACTTTGACATCGCAGAGCCTTTTAACTATACAGAAGTCTATTCAACCCTAAATAGAGTTGAGGGGGTGGCAGATACAACTGATGTGCATGTTACCAACAAAAACGGTGGAGCCTATTCTAGAAGTGGAATAGACATCGCTGCTAATACCACCCCAGATGGAAGATTTATTGCCTGTCCACTGAATTGCATATTTGAAGTTAAGTTTCCAACAATTGATATCAAAGGGAGTGTTAAGTAATGGCTATTAAAAGATATACAGCAATCGCAGATAATACGATTACCAATCAATTTAATTCTGGACTAAGTAAGAGGAGTACTGGTGCGAATACAGGTTTAGCAGATTCTCTAGAAATATTTAAGATGTATGGGCAAGTTACGTCATCTTCCGTAGAGCAAGCAAGGATACTTATCAATTTCCCAGTGAACGAAACAGATCTTAACAGTGATATTAAGACTATCAAACAAGATAGAGATGCTGGAGTATTACCAAATTCAGGATCAGTTAAATTTTTCATGAAACTTAGCAACGTCGAACATCCTGATACTGTACCAAGAAATTTTAAATTAATTGCACACCCATTGACAGTTGACTGGGATGAAGGCTACGGAATGGATTTAGATGAATTCACTGATATTGGGCACTCAAACTGGTTATCATCATCCACAACAGCCGCTTGGAGTGCCGGTGGAGCCGAAGGTGATTACAATACCTCTTACGCATTTGAACAAACATTTGATACCGGACTTGAAGATTTTGAAGTAGATGTGACGAAATATGTAGAAGATGTACTTAATAATTCTCTGAACAGTGGTAACAACTATGGATTTATTCTAAAGTTTTCATCGAGTTTTGAATCAGATGCAAACAGTTACTATACTAAAAAGTTTTCAGCAAGAGATTCCGAATATTATTTCAATCGTCCTGCTATTGAAGCAAGATGGAACTCTTCTGTCAAAGATGATCGATCAAACTTTTATTACAGTTCCTCATTGGCACCTGCCGAAGATAATTTAAATACTTTATACATTTACAATAATATCGGTGGAAGATTAAAGAACATTCCTTCTGTTGGTACAGGAGATTTGGCAGTAGCACTGTATGAATCGTCTGCATCGGCTCCATCTGGAACAGCACTAGTGACAGTTACAGGATCATATGTTTCAACTGGTATTTATAGTGCATCTGTGTCTATCACTGGAACATCTGAAACTTTACACGATGTATGGTATACAGGTTCCACACAGTTCCACACAGGAACAATCTACCCAGAAGTAAGATACACTGGGACAACTACAAAAACAAACGACTATTATGTCTCTATTACTAATTTAAAGAAAGTTTACGAAAGTGACGAAACAGCAAGATTTAGAATATATACAAGATTAAAAGGCTGGAGTCCAACTATTTACACAAGAACAGTTGCAGAGCCTCAATTGTATATTCCAACATCAGGATCATATGAAATATTTAGAATCATTGACAACTACAAAGTTATTGAACACGCTACAGGCAGTGTCAAGTACACAGAGTTATCTTTTGATGGTTCAGGAAGTTATTTCGATTTCGATATGTCTATTCTTGAGCCCGGATATTCATATGGGGTTAAGTTGGCATTTTATGACGACTTTATCGCTGATTACAAACCTGTAAACAAGATATTTAAATTTAGAGTAGAGAAATATGAAACTTAAAGACTTATTCAATTCAACAAAAACAATTAAATCTTCTAGTCTGGAAGATATGGCTAACGAGGTAGAATCTCAAGAGTATATTGAGTCCTTCAATAAGGATAAGATAAGATTCATGCCTAACGTTGACTATAGTGATCCAAAGAACTTTGCCTTCTTTGGCTCGGCAGAAAGATATTATGATGATGGGTTCAAAAGAATTCGAAATACATATCCATATGATGGCTCTGAAAAAGAAAAATATGATTGGATTTTTGATTCGACATTCATCGACATGTATTTGTTCGAGCATAAATATCCTAGATTTAATGGACACGTAAGTCTCAGTTACCCAAGTTGGGGTACTTTAAATGGTTCAATTATTGACGGTTACGGAAAATCGACAACAAATACATATATTAAGACATTTGGCGGCCCAAATAAGTCCGATTTGATAGGGCTACAGAAGCAATATGGTGATGCCAATATACTTGACAACAGTAAATCTAGAGAGTCAAACCTCAAATTTAACTTAAACGACGGTGTAACTCTTGAGATGTGGGTAAAAAAGCCTGCTTTCGATACATCAAAAACAGAGAAAGAGGTACTATTCGACTTGTGGAATGGCGAAGCATCCAGTTCGGCACAATACGGTAGACTTCGACTGGAACTTACTGGCGCTTCTGCTGGTTCTCCCTTCTTGTTTACCGCACTAAGTGGTACTTCTGGTGTACAAAACCAAAGTATTGGGCAAAATTTAACAACTGGCTCTATAGTAGACTGGACTCATGTTGCATTGAGCCTTAAAAATAGTGGCAGTGACATTTCTGCTAATTTATATATTAATGGAAACTTCAATCAAGCACAAACGCTAAGTTCTGCTGCTATCGATAATGTAACCGGTTCTCTTATTTCTTATATTGGTGCGCTACGCACTGCCCCATCAGGTTCTCCGACAGTTACAGAGGGTGCTGGTAAATTTTCTGGCTCGCTAGACGAGTTCAGATACTGGAAGACTGAAAGAAATTCTAAAGAAGTTGGACGCTACTACTGGACTAATATTGGTGGTGGTACAAATACAGACGAAGCGAATACTAACTTGGGAGTATACTATAAATTTAATGAAGGGATCACACAAACTGCAAGCATTGACTCAACAGTGTTAGATTATTCAGGACGTGTTTCTAATGGAGCATGGGTTGGGTATCAATCTGGTGCTAGATCAGAAGAGTCGGCTATTGTACTTGCAGGCGCATCAGCGAAAGAATTCAAAGATCCTACTATCTATTCGTCACATCCTCAATATATCTCTACATTGAACGCACTAAAAGCGTCTGGTAGTATGCATGATATCAATAACAATGCATCTCTTATTAAGTCAGTTCCGGGATGGATTCTAGACGAAGACAAAGAAGAAGGTAATGTCAATATCCTTACGCACATTATGGCTAGTTATTATGATAATCTGTATCTGCACATTCAGGATCTTAACAGCCTCAAAGATGTATATGCACATTTTCAAACTAAAATAAACGATAAGAACGGTAATACAAATACTGAAGGTGGAGTAAAACCTCTACCATTTGCCGACAGACTTTTGACAAATGCGGGATTTGTAGCACCAGAATTATTCGCAGACGCTAGTGTGATCGAAGCATTGGCAACACGTAGTGAAGATGAAAATTACGAAATGAAGATTCATGACGTCAAGAATCAGATATATCAGAATGTTTACTCATCTTTGATCAATATTTACAAAGAGAAAGGAACGAATAAGGCATTTAGAAATGTCTTGCATGCTTTTGGGATTGATGAAGATGTCGTTAAAATTAATTTTTATGGCGATAATGTTGATTTTGAAGTAAAAGATCGTTACAATATTCGAGCAACTAAAGAAAAGTTTGTTGATTTTAACCATCCAGACAGGTTTAATGGTACTGTATATCAGTATGCATCAGGCTCAAACGGGGTTAGTTTCATATCTGGCTCTGGCGCTGAGTTTGAAAAATACATACCGATTACAGTAGAGACTCAAGTAATACTTCCCAATAAATTAGAATGGAATTCTGCATATGGATACAATACTCCATTTACAAAATCTGTAATCTTGGGCATGCACCAAGCAGATGCTTCTGACGGGAGTGATTATACAATTCCGGGAACAGACTACTCAGAGATTCAAATGTATTCTGAGAGAGATAGAGTAGAATCTAAAAGGGTTAGGTTTCATCTATCATCGTCAGTCCTAGGTGTACACCTTTCTTCATCTTTATATGATGATATGTACCTCAATAATGAATGGCTATTCTCTTTCCGTATACGTAATGAGAAATTTCCAACAACAGACTTTGTGGCTAGTTCTTCATTAAATGCAGATTATATAATTGATTTTGTGGGGTACAATACTGAAGGAAATTATACAATCAATTCTTTTGAATTGAGTTCTTCTGTTACAGAGGCAAATGCGCATAACTTTTTGAATTCTTCAAAACGGATATATGCCGGAGCCAAGAGAACAAACTTTACTGGTTCTGTACAAGAAAGTTCTGATCATAAGATTGGCTTTGTCAGATACTGGATGAACTATCTAGATAACGAAACCTTACTGCATCATTCATATGATAGTAGTAACATTGGTGCTAAATCCCCAATGCGTTCTGCCTATTTGATGGAAGACGATGTTAATGATATCAAGATCCCAGAGATTGATACTTTATTGTTAAATTGGGACTTTAAAACATTATCTAATTCTGATTCAAACGGACAATTCATTTCCCTAGATGTCACTAGTGGCTCTGGCGAGCAAAGATATGTACAAGCGTTTGAAGATGTGAAGAGAAAGTTTTATCATGGTAGAGGAGACTTCTTTCTATCTAATGATGAAAAAGTTATTGATGTGGAATATATCAACGCCGCAAGATCAACTTACCCTGAAATATTGCAAGGCGATGATATGATCGAGATTCGCCAACAAGACGATATCCAATTCACAAAAGAGACTTTACCGCAAGACTTTTATATTGCTTTTGAGAAATCAATGGCACAAACCGTATCTGAAGAGATGATACGCTTCATGTCTTCGGTTAAAGATTTTAACAACTTAATCGGACGCCCAGTAGATAAGTATAGAGAAGAGTACAAAGATCTCAGAAATTTAAGACAACTCTTCTTCGAGAGAGTGTCTAACGAGCCTGATTTGGACAAATACATTGATTATTATAAGTGGCTAGATGATTCACTGGGTGAGATGTTGGTGGCTCTTGTGCCTGCATCCTTGGCTCATTCTGACGGTATTAATAATGTGATTGAGAATTATGTATTCTCTAGAGATAAATACACACATAAGTTTCCCACAATAGAGTTTAAAACTCCGACATTAGAAGGTGGCATGAACACCATCAACAGGCACCTGTACCCATGGAAACAAGGGCATGCACCTGTTGGAGGGACTCCTGAGAATGAAAACTGTTTCTGGTGGCTCGAAAGAGCAGAGAGAGATCGCTCGCCATTATCTGGCTCGACATCCGGCTCTAACAATTCCAGAGTAAAGGTTTTTCAAGCAAGAAACTCAGTCCTAAATCGTTCATATACAACGGCACAACATTTTGCCGTTGACAGGGCAAGAGCAATCCATGGTGGGACAAACTATGAAGATAATAAGAAAAGAGATTATATTTGGAGTGCTACCAAAGAGGTTGCTGAATCTCCTGCCAAATATGGAGAATTTGGAGCATTCCCTTTACGATATGTAATTACAAACAACGATATGTTCTTTTCTCTTAAAGATTGTACAGATGAGCGTCCAGTAACTGAGAAAATCAAAAGAGCCTTCAGTGCACTTGACGGATTTCAAGGATTTCATCACGAACTATCAGGGGGACACGATGGTTTGTTCAAGGGTGGTATGGTAATGCCATTCAATATCATGTCTTCATCAGTTTCAACAGGATACACTGGTGATGTCAGTGGTACCTTAGGGGCAGATGGAGGCTCTATCGACATAACTAACGTACATTCCGACACGACTGATTTGACAAATGAGATTCCAATGCAATCTCCCTTTACAGAAAGATGGGTTGGTGGGCATCAATCTAGACACGCTCCCTTAAACAAAGGTTCAGATTCTGAATCAAATCGTGGTGAAGGCTATAAAATCTTATTAAATAATATTGAAAATGCTAGTGGCTCAATTGGAGTCGCCGGCGCCGATTACCCATATCCGTACTCAAATCAAGCAGAAGCACCGCACTTTAGGATCGATCAGGCAAAAGCACGCTATTATCGTGATGAGAGAGCCAAACGCCCTCTGAACATCAAGAATATTCAAACTTCTGGTTCGCAAGTAGGAAACTACCAAAAAACATACCAATTCGTACATACTTTTGGAAGATCAACAAACAAGACTAGGTTCATTGATATTGCTGAATCAAATTTGCACAACACGATTAATTCTAGATTACCAGAAACTAATTTAGAAGCAAGTTTGGTATCTAGAGGCGTTGGTGGAAATGGGAACTTAGCATCCAACTTCAACTCTTCAAGTCTTTACTTGGGAGGAGTCAAGAGCACAACAGAGAACTCTGTAACAGGTGACAGCAAGCATGTCATTGCAAACAGATTTTCTGCCCCCGGTGGGTTTGAGACGATGTCTGAAGTATTTTTAGATATGTACGGTAAAGAAAAGTCTGCATACAACGCACTTCCATTCCGCAATCTACAAGTAAGAGGGTTGGGATCTGGAGAGGCTGGAACCATACGCCTCTTCGACATTCATGGTAATCGCTATGGATTGTTGACTCACTTAACAAGGCACTCTGCACAATTTGGTATAGACTCGGTATTAGGAGCAGACAATCCTGCATTCCACAAAGTGAATAGAAACCCAAAATGGGATGCATCGGAACAGGCTAAAGACAATGATAATTATTGGGTACAACATCAGATACCACAATCTGACTATCAATACCAGTGGGTAAAGCAATCACATTCAGCGTCTGCTGCAACCTCATCGATGTCTGGACATATCTTATCAGGGCTCTCAGAGCCTAGTGGGAATACCTCAAGATTCCCTCACGAACATAACCAGAATACGGTTTTGAGCCAAAGCGTGATCAACCAAAGAATTGATGGAGTAACGTCTTACGGATATCCAACTTGGGAACAGATTCGTAACAATGATACAAATGCAAATAACCGTCTCAAGAAATCTTACGGATATAATCTAAACTCAGAAAGCGTAGAAGAATCTAGAGTAACAGAAAATATCCCAAACACAGCAAATGTTCAATTTAAGGAATCTGAATTTACATTCAAGTACCCTTATGTCAACATGAAGTATCATTTTGATAGTATGAAATTGAGATTTGACTCTGACATGCAAAAGAACGAAACTCTCTATGATTCATTATATGGGTATTATTCAAAGAACACTGACGATGTAGAAATTCTTAAGAAAAATATTAAACAAATTATATTCCCAAGATATGTCAAGCACACAAAATATAGTACTAGGCATAGGCATTACTTTGTGTCCAAGTTTTGGACTGATGGTGAGAACGAACTGTATAATACTGATACTAGTGAAACTGGCTCATACCATAGACTAGATGAAGTTGGGCGTCGTAAAACTAACGTCACTGCATCTCTTTTTAAAGAAGGTAGCCTGAACAAGCAAGTTCAAATCCTTAAGAATGACGGGTATTTAACCAATGTTATACCGTCTCAATCAATCTGGAACATGGATTCTAGAACAAACTTTACTAGTTCAAATGCACAGTCTGCAGCATCAAACTCCGCAGGAGCACCCGGTGTCCTTCAGAGCCAAGATCATCACTTCCATAATGGCTTAAGTGAGTTTCAATTGTTAGAAAGCGGCTCTGTTGCGACAGGCTCTTTTAAGTTAAAAGGCGCTACTAGGTTTGGCTCACTTGCATCTGGCTCTTTCACAGTTCAAGGTATGCAACCAACAGGTATCGCAGCCTCTGGAGCATTTGAAATTACCGGAGCAAACGTACAAGGGACTGCCGCAACCGGCGAGTTTACTGTGTTAGAGACGTTTACTCCGCCGGTAAGTTCGTCATTCCGATTCACCGCAGACGAAAGAACAGTTTTAGGAACAAGTAGTACAGCATCTTTCGAAGTAAGTGGAGCACATTATGTTGGAACAACTGCCACGAATACATTTACAGTTTCTGACACAAGACAATATACAGCAGCAACACATCCGACTGCTACATTTAGAGTTTCTGGTTCAAACATTCCAGAGGTTAGAGCATCAGCATCAGTAACTCTCAAAGGAATCCATGAGTCTCCAACGGCAACAACTGGGACATTTACTTTAGATGGGGCGTACAACAGCGGAACCGGTTCATCTGGTGGTTTTACTTTAGAATCTATAAAGAGATACGGGGACAGAGCAGGAGTAGTCACAACTTTTAATAGCGTAGATGATAATGCCGCCACTAACAGGGACGCAATGGGCATAACAATTGCTGGGATTAACTTTAAAACACAAAATGATGATACCTCTAGGACTGATGATTCTACAAATAAATGGATCAAGACTTATAAAGAAAGAAAATTTGCAGATATGGGAAATAGCGGATACATGAGGCATACTACTTTTTCTGGCTTTACGGCAGGAAACGGTGTTGCAATATTTTTTCACATGGACATTGACACAGGTGGTGCAGGTGAAGATCCTACTGTAAATGATACATATGATATTGTTAAATTAACACGCAGCACGTTTTCCGACAAGTCAATTGAAATATTATATGAGAGAACTGGAAGTGGAATCTCCGCGACGCACAAACTTGTCTGTAGAAGATATTTTAATGACAGTACTACTGATTATAGAGAAACCAAATTCACTCTTAGTTATTCTAGTGGCGGCTTCCGATCATTTAAGTTAACTTTTAATGATTCTTACAATGACAGTTGGAACTTGTGGATCGATGGATCTAGTATAACTGGAGTCACCACCGAATCGGGCACGGTAAGCAGCGGAGATAACGTAAATGCATGCGCTAGTTATATCTATGTTGGTGATCCGGATTCAGACTTTAGTCTCAAGATTGCAGATTTGGCAATTTATGACGTCGATCTCTCCGGAGAAGGCGTTCCAACGTCTGCTGAGCATTATAATAGCGGTAAGTGGTTTGATCATGCCAATTTCACATCATCAGGGAATAGTACTGCAGAAGGGCTTGTTTCTTATTACACGTTTGGAAATAACGCTCTAGACACTATTAGCAATGTTAATGATGTTGCGCCCAACTCAAACAATAATGCATTAGACAGTAATATCACAACTGCACATATTTCTTTTGATTCTTTCGATAACGCATCAGATGATACATTCAATCAAACAAACTTAAGAACACTGAGTGAATTTATTGAAGCATGGGAATCGAAACTTTCTACTGCACTAGGTTCAAACTTTACAGTAACTTATGATAACAGTCGTCTGCAAGTTAGAAGTACAAACACTGGCTATGATTTTGACGTTAGTCTGATAAGTCAAGTCGTAGACGGTACATATTACTCTACATTCTCTCAAGTCGAAATAGCAAAATCTACATTCTCAGAAACACCAACTGTTAATGAAATAAAATCTAATGATCAAGTTGAACTTCAAACCGGTGACATATTTGAAATTCGGCATGTTAGTCCTATTGATGAAGGTAACGTATTTACAATTGGAAGTTCACCATCCACTAATCTCTATGAGACATCCAAATCCCAAGCGTGGAGATGGGCATCCACATCACTACAGAGGGTGGATCTTTACAATACGAACTATTCTGGGTTCAACGATACATCAACAGACATGACTTTTTGCGCATGGCTTAGGGCAGAGTCTAACACTAGTGGAAGAAAACAGATAGCAGTCTTTTTTCAGCAATCTAGTGATACAACCCCCTCTACGAAGAGCCTAGATATATACCAAAATTATGATGACATTATTGTGCAGTTAGAACAGAATGGCTCTTCAAATAACAAGGCGTATACTTTTTCTAATGTTTTAAGCACAGAGAGATATCAATTTGTTGCTATAGTCATAGATAGAGGCTCAATTACGACTCAGCCAGTGCTTTATATTGATGGCGTAGAGATTACTGCCACACCAACATCAACAGGTTCAGGTACTGGTGTTTGTGAAGAAATAAACTCTATTTTCATCGCGGACTACCCAAACACTAGCACAAATTATGAATTTATAGGTGCTATCGCTCAAATTTCTATATGGAGCGATAAACTAACCTCAGACGATATTTTGGAGATTTATAATTATGGAAGATACCGTGAACTCATTACTCATCCTAAATTTATTAATTGTAATGACTGGTGGTTGTTCGAAGGGGGGACTAGTTCTGAATTGCCTTCTTTAGATACCGACTTAACTACTCAAGTTTCAAATGAAAATACTTTGTCTAGTCTTTCCGAAGTTCCAACTGGAATCACATCGAATAACAACACAGTGAATCAAAATGATTTAACTTTAATTTCTGCTGCCGGAGTAACCGATGTTATTAAACTTACATACGGTATTATTTTTGAAGGAAAAATCTATGGAGGAAGCGTATGGACTACCAATACGGCATCTGCTGGTGACTTTTGGGATCACATGGACACTCAGATTGAAGCAGACTCAAATTACGAATCTGTTACAAGAGTGTCAACAGATTCAGGCGCACGAGCAGATTTCACAATTATTACACCTGTAGGGCAAGAAGCAACCAACACACCATCTTTTACACAAGATGGATCATCTTTCTCAGATGCTGTGCAATTCTCAGGATATGTCGCTCCTTCTGGAATACTAAGTTCACTCGAAGCAACAAAAATATATATCAGAAGAAGAGATTCTTCAGGTGCATATGATAAGGCTGGAAGTCTTTCTGATACTAATAATTATGTACAAATTAATTTTCAATTTAGTATATTTGCGAGTGATGCAACATCTCCAAGTCACAACCACAACCCGGTGAACATTACTGTATACGGTGATACCGATACCGATACGGATGCTGAATTGTGGGATAAGGTTCTTGAAGCCATAAACAACTCTGTAAGTCTAGACGTTACTGCCACAAGAACTAATGGAACATTCACTTTAATTTCAAATACTACTGGAGACGGTAATACATATTTCATAAGAGAAGATGACGAAGGAAATCACATATCAGGGATTTCCAACACTGGTGGGACAGAACAAATAGGAGTCTCTGATGCTCAAAGATTTGAGATCCCTTATTATGACTCTAGTACTAGAACTTTTGAAAATCTGACATTTGAGATTGATATTGCTACTGGTGGGACGAATGCATTGACAAATGCGTCCCATATTGCATTACCAGCCCTGCCTTCTAGCGAGCAAACATGGCAAAGTACATACACCATCAGTGAAGGAAATAATAGCCAATTTTGGAATGCGATTACTGGAACGATTGCTGCAGCCGATAGTGGTAAGGTAGGCGACAATTACGATATAGCCTACACAGTAGACTCTAGTGGCGCAGAACCAGAAGCAAAGATAGTATTTACTGTCAAAGAAGATGCATTTTCTTCTGACGGCGTGATTACTTCTGGATCTTGGGATAACGAAAATATAACTACTGCCGGAGAATCTGCTCCTTCGCATGAAGATTTCTCTGTATATTCTGCAGAATGTGGGGTAAAAGAAGGCGATTTCTTTAGGCTAACTGTTGACTCTGCAACAAAACAATTCGAAATCGACTCTGGCTCTTTTGGAGACGATGGGAACACTAGGAGAATTGACGCATATGGTGTGTCTTCAGCAACTTTCTGGAGTAATTTAAGCACAGCATTAACACAAGAAATGGGATCTGGATTTACAGTTAGTTATACTGTTAATGATGATACGAATAATTGTGATGATTATTCAGACTTCACAATTACAAAAAATTCTGCTGGATTATATAATTTTGACATATCTAAGGTAGGAGATTCTTTTTCGAATGAGACAGATACTGACGGTACCAATGCTTTTGGGTTTGGAACTTCGACTGGAGGAAGTAATAGGCTACAAATCGGTGGAACTACAGTTGTTCAGGCAGCAACAGATAATACATATCCTAATGTTGATAGAGATCAGTCCCAGACTAATATAATTAATAACATTATTTCATCAATTGAAGCGACTTCTCCCGGTACAAATTATACAGTAACCTCTGCTGGAACTGGAAATAGTAGAACATTTACTGTCACTGCCAACACAGTGGGTACTGCGGATAACAGAACCCTAACAGGAAATGGACAATTCACTTCTAATGGGAATATTATTGGCGGTACAAATATCAGCGGATCTGTTAGTGGACATTCCATATCTATTGGAACAGAAACTTATACCCTTTCAACTACCACAAGTTCACCTTCTAGAACAATCGACATCACCGATAGAACAGATGAATATGTGTGGAGTAACTTAGAATCACAAATCGAAGGAACTAGTTCTTTCAATGTCTCTAGAACTAATGTCGGCAATGTTGCAACATTCACATTGACTTCGAAAGTCACAGGCTCAGATCAAAACAATGCAGACGAGCCTATAACATCTGCAGATGCTTCTTTTGATATTACACAAACTGCTCAAAATGGAACTAGTGAAACCGGAGCCATTGACGGACATTATATTAATTTCTATGCAGATTCTGGCGCCGCTAATGGCTATAGGGTTACGATTGATAAGGACAACTCCAACACTGGTGGGCTCAATTATTCGGCATCTGTTGCAGTAAGTGGATTTACGACAATTTATGTTGACTCGACAAGAGCCTCAAATACAGATTTCTGGAATACAATTGAAACTGCACTTGAAGCAGAAGGGTTCGCTGTGGCACAAGGTGTTGACAATCCTAGGACTTTTACTGTTACAAACTATGTTACTGGAGCCGCAGGCAACGGTGGTGCATCTGGTAACGGTGGAACAAGTGGCGGAACATTTGTCAAAATTGACAATGCGTTTGCGACTGGAAGTGATTCATCTGGTGCAGATTTGGGAGACACAATAGAAATAGATGGTACAACGTTTACGATCACTCACACATCGACATCATCTGCAAGTCAGGTACAGGCATCTGGAGTGACTGATGCTGAATTCTGGGAAAGTCTTAGAACTAAAGTTAATGTACAAACAGGTTATAGCGCAGTAACAGGCTCTGACAGCCCTAGAACTTTCACAATCACATCAGTATCAACTGGCTCTTCAGAAGATCCTAATATTAGTGTAACTGGCGATACATTCGCAATAGTTGATGCAGGTACTGCAGGGACAGATGAGACTGGTGCAGAAAATGGCGATACTATAACAATTGATGGGCAAACTTTTTCTATCGATATTAGCAGCGGACTAGGTACTGGATCTACAGCCAACTTCCATAATGCACTGTCACACTCGATTAAAACTGACACAGACTTTGATACGATTGCAATTACCAACTTAGGAACTGGATATCACAGATTTAGTTTGACTTCTTCTGTCACTGGTACGGCAAAGAACGTAGCATTCTCTCAGAATACAAATGGTTCTAGAGCCACATTCCAGAACTTGGCAGGTGCCGCAGGTGGAACATCGCCAATTGGTATAGGCGATTTGGACTATATTAGATTCCATACCGATTACGACGACGATGCCTTAGGAGAGTTTATATACTTCAGAGCGGATCTTAATGGAGATGAGACTGACAGTACTGCCAACAAATATATTGACGTATCCGGATATACAGGAACTGACGCCGAGAAAAGCACTAAATTTTGGAATGATTTATCACAATCTATCAAGGATCATACATTATTTGACACTATATCGATCTCATCTAGTAGTAATGTCGCAACGCTTAGTATCACTTCTTCTGTCACTGGAGCATTGTTCAACAATGATCTGTACAGTGTGTACAATGGTAGTGATGGAATCGGATTCACAATAACTAACAACACATCGGGCGGAACTGATGAGTCAGGTGCTACATCAGGTGATACAATCACGATTGATGACACGATATTCACAATCGTCCATAATTCGTCTCCTACGTCATTGCAGATCAATGCAAGTGGTGTAACTGATAATAACTTCTTTAATGCGCTCACGGCTGCTGTAGAAGCCAATACGGACATGTCTGCAACCTTTACTGTGGCATCAAATACTGGTTCATTTGAATTAACCTCATCGGTTACTGGAACGGCGAAAAATATATCTATTACTGAAACTGGCAACTCTTTTGATGAATTAGTCGGACTGTCTGGCGGAATTAACGGAGTATTCAGAGGAGTTAAATTTGGTGAAGTGATTCCACAGCCAAGATACGCTTATCCTCACACTCTACAGTCTCCCGGCTCTATGCGCAATCCTACGGCAAAATCTAATTTAGGATTAATTCACGAAGGTTATAAACTCAGATCTAACCATTTTGCGCTCACTCGCTCTTTAGGACATAGTACAGATGGTATGTTTGATAATACTTCACGATGGACAACTCCTGATTTATCAGGACTTACGCCAATGGATAACAACTACAATGATTGGTATGAAAGAATCAGAGGTAAAAACAAGCACTTCTCGCTAGTTCCAGAATATAGAATAAGTTCTCATATTGAGGGCATCATTCAAGACGGAAATGATGAAAAGTCTTATTTTGCGCAAAATTATTGGCTTGAGATCACTGGTGCATCACTGGACGACGGCATCACTGTTGCTAAGAATCAAAGAGGAAATTCATCAGAATTTTTAAGAGAATACTCTACTAGCACAAACATCAGAGATGTAGAAAACTTTATTGAAGACAATACTGGTGATTTGGGATTGGTTCCATTTACTTTGACTTTGACTTGCGACGCAATCAAAAGTTTCTTACCGTACGAAGGTTTCTACCCTCAGTCTAGAACTGTGCAGATGTGTGAAGCATTCGCCGGATCATATGGTAAAGGAATCTCAGCACAAGAAGCGAACCCAAGTGACACAGATATAGAATTCCCAGACAACAATGTGCTTGCTCAAGCACGTCCAGTTTTTGATGCTGTTATGTCTCCGGGATTGCTTTATAACACCATTAAGTCTGGTATGGCAGTAGATTACCCTATCGTTACCTCAAAGATGGCTACAGCAAGCCTTAAAGATCCATATGGTGGAACTAACCATATGATCAGTAATGAATTATTTGATAGTAGATTACCGTTTGAGACTTTGCTATCACCTGAGTCTTTTATGTCAAAAGAGTATATTGTTGACATGAACCCTCATCCGAGTTCTTCTTTCAACCTTAAGGCAAAGATTGGTGAAGCATCTGATTCAAACTACAAATTAATGTCTAGCAATTTCTTTTCAGAGGTAATGGAATTCTTTTTGCAAGAAGGTAAATCTTCTAGAATTGTATCCAAGCCAGAAACTGATCCGGACTTTGGTATTGTTGTGGCAAATCATGCTGGAATGTTACCGACATATCGCTCCATCTTCAGAGTATATAAATCTAGAAAAGAACATCCTTATATTGAATTCAGTGGTGCAGCCGATGTTATCAACAATTCGTCTGACGTTTCTGGTGCATATGATAAGTATTATAATCGTCCTCCTAGTGGAACCAATTATTTCTTGAGCGAATATCAGGGATTAACTGGATCTGCTCTAGAATACGATGTACAGAAAGTCAACTATCCACGCCCTCAGATAAATTCATATGCTGAAGTGGAGACAATAACAATGTATTCTCAGCCAAACGCCTTCGGCCCACCTTGTGCTGGCGGTGTTGCTGTAGAGTTTGTCAGTGTTGTTGGTGATACAATTACTACCGGAGAAAACAACAATACAACATATATGATGTATGATTCCACTAATGGTTATAATGCGCCATTCACTCCTCCTTATTATGACGGAGAAGCATGGGCTATATACACCTTCACTCCGCAAAAAGCAGGAAAGCATACATTAAACGACATCTTGCAGAACACAACTGTCGATTTCTTGAGATACGAACTCAATCATGAATCCGGATCTTTTGGAGATAGAGGGACATTTGGGCCGCAAGGGTTTACCATCAACGAAAATGCAATGCAAGTTGACGCATCGTTCAACTTATTCAAGCAGGCTAACATAGATAACCAAGGTAATTCTTGGGTTATTGAGTCTAAATTCGAGACTCCAATATTAGACTTCTCCAAATATTTAAACAGAGAATACAATGCAGAATTTGAATCTGGCGTAACCTCTGATGATATATACACCAGTCAACTAAGTTTGTCCGGTACTCGTCAGGAGCCAGATACTTTAAGTTCGATTCATTCGTCCTTATCTTCAGTTCATCAATTAAGTGGAGTACTGAATCCAATTGGTATGTGGCATCAATACGGAGAGTTCCCAAAAGAGGCTGATAAAGGTATCTTCATGCAAATGATTGATGTACCAGACGGCTATGAAAAGTCTGGCACTAGACTAACAATTCCTAATCCAAAATACACTGTAGTCAAGCCTGAGATATCTTCTTGCGACGGCGCAGGGCTGGACGCAGCGTATAACACCAATCCTAGAGATACTATGTATCCATACTTCGCGAGACAAGAACTGAGAAGAAGATTGGTTGGCGATGATGAATTCGCAGTAGAAGGAGGCTCGATACAAGTAATCAATCCAGACTCCGGAATGATTATTGACACAGAGTTAAGATATGTAGACTTGCAAAATATATTTGGAGTCACCTTGGACAGTACAGCATCAGTCGCTGACAACTTTAAACTGTTTGACGTATTCAGAGATACGGGAAGTTACACAAAAGAAATTCTAACAACTAATTCTGACTTTACATCTGCATCGACAGTATTTGCTGTGAAAGTTGATGGAACTGCTAGTAGCGCAAACAACGCTTCTTCTAGTTCTCCGTTCAAAGGACACTGGGCAGCGTCTTACTATCACTACGATCAAGGAAACTCTTATGCTCCATTGCTGATTGTTCCTAAGAATTATTCTTCACTTGAGTATGATTTTGGAACTTTTTCCAAAGGGCAGTTCGAAGATGCATTGTCAGACTTTTCAATTGGGAAAGTATATACAGAACAGTCTACTAGATTTGCTGATGCAGATGAAGTTGATTGTGTGAAAACTTCTACCGGTGTAGTACTAGCGCCAAGTTATCTCAATGATATCTTGCAGAAAAATAATAATGAAATAACAATTGGTAATCTTTCGAAGGTTAATATGACTGATGCTTCTCGCGCATCACTTGGAGACTTGATAGGTAGCAGAACAATCTCTTCTGTCTCTACTCCCTCTAGTCTGACACAAGAAGCGGCAAAGATCAATAGAGCAATCAATGTATCAAAAGCAAATAGCAATACTTTTAAAAGTTCAAAAGTAAGAAGAAAGACGTTCAGATTGATTCCAGATAGTCCTGCAGTATCTTCTTTGGTATCTAGTGACACTTCATCGTATGATTTCCCAGAGCCAATGTTTGTTCGTGGAGCAATTAGATACAATGCTGGTGCAGGAACTGCCTCTTCAGACACAGTACAGCGCTCTAGAGACTATTTTAAAACTTTAGTTCAACATGCCCCTCAATCAGACAAAAACATAACTGCAAACCCTTCTACCGTCAGATGGGGACAGTTCTTACATGACGATTCTCAGCAGCAGATCAAATCTCTTGCTAAGTTGGTTGGGTTTGAACAAGAGCCTGTTAAGATGGGCGTGACTGCTAAGTCTAGAGTGATCAGAGAAGCAGTAGTTGCTGTGCCATATATCTCTAACAAGGACGGTATACCAGAATATCTGAATCTCAAATTGACTGACGGGACTTCTCAAGATCCAGAAGTATTGAGACAGATGGAAAAAATGAAAGAATATGTCTTTCCACCTCACTTAGACTTTATCAACTACGATGTCCAGCCAGTACCCATGTATATTTTCGAGTTTACTAAGAACTTGGAAAGAACCGATCTTAATGGGTTGTGGCAAGGAGTTGTTACAGAAGAGACTAAGAAGGTAGAAGAAGAGCAGCAATCAATATCACATGTTCTATCTCCTGAGGGAATGCTAGGCTCGTTGAAAGATGTTAGCCCGAATATGAGTATCTTGAAGAAGGTACGTTGGAGAATATTCAAAGTCAAGCAAAGAGGTAACTTCTCTTACGATGAAAAGATGAACAGCGATATAGGTAAATCAAATAAGATAAACTCCACAGTTGGTTATAACTGGCCGTACGATTATTTCTCATTAGTCGAGAATGTCAAATTAAGCGTAGATGTTGAACTTAAAAAGCCACAAGCACTTCAAGGTGCAGCCTCTATAGCACCTGAAGGTGGATACTCAGGTACAGGGATTACAAACCCTGTTGGATTTGATGCATCTGATTTGGAGATAGGCACACTGGTTCAGACATCTCAAATTGAGATATCCGAAAATGCTGGGCAATCTTACTTGGCTGCAGAGTTGGCAGAACAACAGGAAAGTACTTTTAATTACAATGATGCTAAATTGGCAGTCTTAAGAGAGTTTAAAAAGATTATTCGAGCAGATCTAAATTCTAGAAATAAAAATTGGAGTGATCTGAACAATAGAAGAAAAAGAAGATATGTAGAAAGAGCAAAAGAAAACATAGTAGGGCTGATAGTTTATCAAGATATGGTAGACAAGTTCCCGAATATAGAAGGCTATGTTAGCAGATTACGTCCAAGAGACTTTTAGGAGACAGTAGATGACATTTTTTAACAAGAAAGAAGAAATATTAGAACTCAAATTATCGTCATACGGAAGGCAAAAGTTAGCAGCAGGCAGTTTTAAGCCTACATACTATGCTTTCTTTGATGATGATATATTATATGATGGTTCTAGGGGAGGAATCTCTGAGGACAATAATAATATTGAACCAAGGATTCAAGAAAACTCTCCTTCTCTGAGATGTCAGACTAATTTTACCGATTTAGAGGAAAAGGTGAGAAAGCAAACGCATGACAAAATTGCTGATACCTATCATGAATCAAATGTTAATGATCGAAAAACCGATCCATCTGTTTTTCAAGACTATGATGGCTTGAGAAATGTATTGCCTTTGGGCAAGTCGCAATTAGGGAACCAATATACTGCCGCTTGGAGAGTAGAGTTCATGGAAGGCGATTTTAAGAATTCTAGATCTACAACATACGACTCAGCCTCAAGTTGCTCAGCGCCGTTTTCGTGTCAAAAGCCTATCATTAACATACCACAAGTGCAAGCAGACTTAGAAATTCAGCCTATTCTTGTAGAAAAAGACTTTAAAGGTATATCGGATCCACAGACAGATAGATTTATAACTGAAGATGATGATGGGTTTTTCATAAGATTGGTTGATGATTACATCTTATTAGACATAGTCGAGGCTAATGTCGATCTATATAATGATTCATTTTCTCTAGAAGTGTATGAGATAACTGAGGATGAAGACAAAAAAGAGATCTTAGTCCCCAAGATGTTTAAAAAGCAGATTCAATCAATCGTCAATGGGATATTACTGGATCAAGAAGAAATTGAAGAGCAGATATCAGAGGCTCCTATAGATGATAAGTTTATTGAATATTATTTCGACATTTCTGTCGACAATGGAATAGACAACAAAACCAAGAAAGATAAGATTTTCTATCGAGAAAAGCGTGGTAATATATTTGATAGTAACATTGACACTCAAGATTATCAACAAACTCCCGGAACAGAACTATATACTAGTGATAACGATGGAGAGGATTGTTAATGGCATCATGTACTTTAGACGATTTGGTACCAAGTTTTAGATGTAACCGCATTTTCTTGGAACCTACAACTGGAAACTATGAAGAATATCAAGTAAAGATTGATGCTTCCGTGTTCGATACAATAGAGGATGATGGAGGAATCGCCGATTACCTCTTGTCTGACACTTTCAAGAATAACATATTAATATTTACCACATTTTCGAGAGATAATAGGGTTAAAGATTTTGTAGCATTTCTAGATTCTTATTGGAACCCAGTGAATAAAACTGGTATAAGCCCTGCAAAGCAAAGCCTTATTTTTTATGCAGTTATGATACCGGCTAGCGCAGGGACTAATGACTCTGACTACATGTATGACGAAATCCTCAGAACTTATTCTGCCGTATTTGAGTCCACTAGTGTTGTCAGAAGCCTTTCTTTTTCTGAGGGCGTGAAAGAGCATATTGATAGACTTAAAGAAGGATTTGAAAATCAAGTTTTAGAAATCAAAGGATTTACGTTCAATGATTATAGCAATGATTTGATTCAAAGTTATGGACAAATTGTGCAAGATTCAAATGGCAATCGATTTTATGATCTTAAAATTCCGAGGGAAGAGTTATCTTTCACCAACAAGTCTGATGTAGGAACGTGCTATTCACATAGTATATGTGCGTTTGATGCGGCTTCACTGATAGATGGCGTTCAGATCCCAATTAATTCAAGCACCGTAGAATTTTTCTTTAAAAACATAGACGAGTGTCACATCTTGGATAATAGTAGGGCAGCATCCTCGTCCGTGCAAGATTTCAGAATATCAGAAAGAGTGCAAGAAATCATACGCCCAAATCGTGTAACAAGATACGATCAAATAATTGATGAGGTTTCTTTGGCATCTTCTGGTAAAGGAGTTCTGAACTCCGGAATAACATCGGACTTATATCCTTCTTATGTTTCAATTGTACCACAGATTCCTGAGGGTGATAATTCTCTATCATCTGACAAAATACGCACCCACAATAGGTTTTATTTAAACATAAAAGAATTATGTCGTAGAAACTCCAATGTTAGATTTATATATGACAATCTATCCAAGAATGGGATAGCAGGAATTCTTCATGATTTTGAATTGTTGAGTATCAATATACATAGGGTACGTAAGGACGCTTATGAGATTGTAGCGCTGCAGGGTAGAGATATATCAATTTCAAATACTAGAATTACAAATGATGTTACGTTGTATGAATTCTCAGATTTGGGGTTTACGAAACTAACTGACGGTGAGTATACCTATAGATTAAAGATAGATTTTTTAGATCCAATGTACACATTCGCAGAAAAGTTCCTAGAGCCGGTAAAAAATCTTTTAGCCAGATTCAATAGAGCAATCACGTACATACACAACAATCCTCAAAACTATAATGAACTTAGAGATGAGTTGAACGCTCAGGCTCAAGTAGACTTAAGGGCAATATTTCCACTGGATGAGACTTTGTTTCTGCAGAGTGTATCTTTGAACACTTTATTTATAGCGCTCACAGGACAATCATACTCTTCGATAAGAGGGTTTTCGAGTCAATCTGATGAGAATGATATACTTGACATGTCTTTTTTCGAAAGAAGAAAACTAGAAAACTCGAAAAGAGTGATTGAGGATCTTTTGTTTGCGTCTAGTAAATTCTTTGCCATGGCAGAGATTAATAATATCTCCACTAGTGCAACCAAGAATCAAAGTAAGGTACTATCCTACTCTAGAACTTGGGATGCCAATGTGTCTCCCAATGCGTTTTCGGAAGGCGTGATCGCCGTTATTGCGCAAAACGCAGTTGAATTATCAGAGTTAGATTACAAATTTAGGATGGATTTCGAAAAAACAAAACACGACATTACGTTCAATGTTGAATCAAAAAATTTAGGATTTGCGACTCCTTCATTATTGGCAGGCTTTAATCCGTTTTCTTCTGAGAACATAATAAGAAATTATCTGAATTTGTTCGCAAACGTGCTAGAGTCAGGTGATATGGTAGAAGATGAATTGGCTAGTGCTTTATTAGGAGAAAACTCTATAGGCTATGACGGCTCCGTGAATGAACTTAAGAATGGTTCTGGAATGTTTGAATCTTTTTTAACTACTTTGGGTGGGACGATAGAGAACGATACATTGGGAAGTATAGATACAGAGATATCATCACCTAGGAACTCAAGAAAATTATTCTCTGCTGGTATTGATAATGGAGAAAATATAGCAAACTCAATTAATTCGAATTATGGACAAATCGAAGTTATAACTGATGATGATCTGGAAGAGGTTGATGAGAAAAGAGATCAAATCAAGCAAAATATATTTCTAGAAAAAGTCAAAATCGAAGACGTAGTCATGAGAATGTTGGTTAATCGAGATGGATACAGTATACTAGATAGAAAATCTTTCAAACAGGGCGAAAAGAATAGTAAAAGTTTTGATTATAACTTCAATTATTCTAGCAATGTCACAGGAAAACCCCATCCCATAATACATTCAGTGTCAGAAAAGTACTTTAGACTGTCAGAAAACGGTGCAGGTACCGAGGTAGCAATGCCATTATCTAGGTTTGTCCTAGACAACACATTCATGGTTTTTTATCTTGCGTCTTTCGATGAAAATATGAATCCTGACTGGAGACAACTCACAGATATCGAAAATGCTAGAACTATTGCATCTAGAGAAGACAATCAGTCTGGCGGAGTACTGTGTAAATTTAAAAGATTTCAAGACTCCAAAATGCAAATAGGACAAGGTTCTACATCCGATAGGGAAATATTATCTAGATATTTCTATTTATACTTAGACTGAGAGCGAATTAAATGAAATATTATACATTACAACAAGACTTGATACAAGTCAATGGCACTTCATACGACTTGAACCATAGTTACATGGCTCCTTACGAAAGGAATGATCTCTATCTCAATTTGATAGACGAGCAAACTCCACAATCTCCAGACACCGCTTTGGACATAGGGATAGGGCAAAAACTATATGCAGACATTGATTATGAATATAATTATTTTGCTCCAGAGTACCAAAGACTTACAACAGAATTGCACAGACAAGATCAATTATTCCTATTGCCATCGTTGAACGCTTGGTTATTATTGGAAAATCGTATGATCAATGAAGACATAAGAAATTTTATGTTCACGACTTATAAGCGAAATGGGGAGATAGATAATCCGGATAGAACCCTTAGTAAGGACTTTTTTATGTTTAGGGGGCAGACACTGGGATATCTAGAATCAAACGACGCATTATCAGACGCTATCTTAGTCAGCAAAAAAGAACTTCCGGGATATAGCCGGACTGAGTTTATCGACAAGAGAGTGTCCAAGTTATATGCAGATGCAGAAAACAAAAGAGAGATGTTCCCCATTTTTTCTAAACTAAAGATAACAGGAGTCGAAAAGACAGAAATCTGCAATCTTTTGGAACAATATGAATTAGAAGTTGAATTTATAGATTTTTTAGTTTCAATGCGTGATAGCGCCAAGTATACTCAGCCAGTAGAATACACGTATGCGTTTGGAAGAGAAGAGGGTACAAAATCTTCACTCTTGCACGTATACGAATATGAAGGCTTCATTGATTATCTAGAGACGGTAACAGATAAAGTAATCAGTGTGCCTAGCGAAGAACAGACTACTTGTGAGTATTTCGAATCTTTTCTCAAAACACAAGTCTTTAAAACAAAAGCGCTAGAGATGATTGACAACTTGCCTGCTAGCAATGCTTATCCAGTGGCATTTCGATTAGAGAAATATGATTATGAAGGCAAGCCGTTCAGTTCACACTACTTTTTTAACTATACGGAACTAGAGACATTTATGTTTTTTGACACCCAAGTGGCATACAGAGAACAATATACTTATGATGTTCGAGTCATAAATATGATAAAAGTTCCAGCCATCAGTGCTGAAAATTTTAGTGGCGAAGCGATGTCTGTTGTGTTTGTAGAAGAGCCATATTACAGAGAAGATATATTTATTTTAGATTCACCACCCATATCACCGGATGTCGAATTAATAACATACAGGGGAATAGACAACAAGGTTTTGATTTTGTTTAACCAGATGATAGACAAAAGAGCAGAAGTCCCAGTCTATATTAACCCTTCTGATACAGAATATTTCAAAGAACAATACCTATCTCAGAAGATAGAAGAAGGCAAACCAATCATATTTGAATCAGATGATCCTGCAGACTTTGAATTCTTCAGGCTGAAAGAGAAGCCAGTTGAATACAAAGACTTCTCGAACGAAAATTATAAACTTATTCAGTCCAACGATGCGTACTCTTCTGCTTATGAGGATACTATCATGCCAAATCAAACATATTACTATATGTTCAGGACTCAGGACAAGAATGGCTTTGTTTCGAATCCTTCGCCAATTTATGAGTTTATATTAATAAAAGAAGGAGAGACATTATATCCTAAGATACGGATTGTATCTTTGGCAAAACCAGAGCCTCCAGCACAGAAAGAAAAAAGTTTTAAAAAATATATCAAGATAGGCTTATCGCCTAGACAGTACCTCCTGCCAAAATCAACATCATCGAATTTGCACAGTGTGGAAGGTAAGCACATAGATATTGGAGTGTCTGAAGATAACATTCTGGTATCCAACGGTTCAGCAGATGCGAAGTTTCGTAAGTTTAAATTTCGTATACGTAGTAAAAATACAGGGAAGTTGATAGATATTAATGTAACGTTCAAAAAGAATAAGGTAATAAAAGCATAAATGATAATGTTTTACTATTTATGATGAAATACTATTTACATATTAAGAGGAATAAAGTATGGGTTTTTTAGATAATTCTGGGGATATCATCCTAGACGCTGTTTTGACAGACACAGGTAGAAAAAGATTAGCAAGAGGTGATGGTAGTTTTAACGTCGCTAAGTTCGCTCTAGGAGACGATGAGATCAATTACGGACTTTATAATAAGAACCATGCAAGTGGATCTGCTTATTATGATTTAGAAATATTGCAAACTCCAGTCTTAGAGGCATTTACGAACAATACTTCAACAATGAAGAGCAAATTGATTACAATATCCAGATCTAATCTTCTTTATTTACCGGTTATTAAATTAAATGAAGATAAAGGAGTTACTGGGGGAAGCAGACATGCTACATATGGTATGCACTTGATTGCAGTGGACGATGATACGATAACATCTGTAGGCTCTAATACTACTGGTGTTGTGAATGGCTACTCTTTAGAGAGCAATACGACTAGCATCTTTTTCGATCAAGGACTTGACACTTCAGATTTAACATCAACTATCAAAATTGATCCGGACTTAAAAGAAACTCAATATATTATTCAGATGGATCACCGTTTGGGTTCCATTGGGGCTTCTGGTGAGTCTAGTGTTGCTTCGTTTTCATTTTTAGATGATGACAATATCGCAACCTACTACTTTACAATGGGATCTGGTGGAAACAACTCTGGATTCGTAACAGAAATTTCTGCCAACGACGTCGCAGGAGATTCTTCGGTAGCAGGTAGAAGAGGTACTAGACTATCTTTTGCAGTTAAAGCATCTGACAATCTTCAGAACAGTACTTTCCTATTTGATCAAATAGGGCTTTCTTCTAATATTACTATCGATGCTGTTAATTATCAAGCAATCGATACTATAATTAGAGTTATGGGTGCAACAACTGGCTATTCGGTTGAGTTGCCCGTCAGATACATCAAAAAAGTTTAATAAAGGAAAGGAATTAAATTATGGCTACAACTTATAAATCATTATCAACAAACGATATTGTCACTACAAAGACACTATTACACGAAGCAATTCCTATTACTGGAACAATCGTCAGTGGAACTTATGTTAGTGGTACTACAGAAAAGAACATTAAAAATTATACTCATGGCATGTTTCAGTCTGTATATGATTATCCTTACTTGAGTTCTTCTGCAAATCATATTTTCGATGTAGCAATGGGATTTCATGCTACTTCTTCATTGAGTGGTACTAGTGCTGGACACGTTCAGGTTTCTAAAAAAATCAACATGTACAACCAAATGGCACAAGTTCTTATGGGCTATGATGAAAATGGAAACATCAGGAGATTCGACGAAGACGGAGATCTCACTGGTGGAACCAAGATGAATGAAGTATTCTTCATAAACTTTGCGAGACTTCTTTCGAAAGACGAAGTTAAAAAAGGTTCATTTAATTTAGAACTAGGTACATCTGCTTCTTTTGATCAATCGAATGGAGTATCGGCAGAAAGGATTAAACTAGTAGACACCAATGCACAGAACGATTATCGTGTTAATTCTCCTGCTGGAGACTACGGAATTCTATATGCGGATTCTACAGTAGGAACAAACTTGACTACAGATGACGGCACTCAAAAGGCAGGACTCTTGTTCTATCAAGCCGGTATCGCAGTTATTACGGCATCTGTGTTCTTAGATGCAGCAGATGGCGGAATGCTGACTAACGCAGCAAGTTCTAGTGAAATGAACTCTGGCGCACAGACAGTTACGCAACTTTTTGTATCTGGAGCGATATCAGCATCATGCGATTCTCTTAGACAAAGAATGTATAATGTCGAATTCAATAACACAACAGAACTAAACTCGACTGTATATTTCTGTCGTGCTCACCATAATGAGTTTAACTATTCAACTAATCCAACTTACTTGAGTTCATCTAAACTAGTTGTCAAGAATAACGCTTCCGATACTCCTGTATCTTATATCTCAACAGTTGGGCTTTATTCAGCAGACAATGAATTACTAGCAGTAGCAAAATTATCTGAGGCTCTCAAGAAAGATCCGTCAAACGAATTGACATTACGAGTTAGATTGGATTACTAATGTCCGTAGAGGGCTTACGTTTCAAGAGGCTGGTTAAAGAACTATCGTTTCTTAAATCGGATCTAGAATACCACAGGGCAGAACACGTCTTAAGACGTGCTTTGTTCTATGAAGATCTAGAAAAGTTCATGGAAGATACAGAGTTTGTATTCTCAGAGAAAAAGACAGTGCAAAAGATGAAGGACGTCTATAAGCCGAAAGAGAAAAGTATGATAGTTAAAAAGGATACTGAACTGGCTAACCAAAACAAAGAGATGTACAGGAAAATAGCGAAGAAAACACACCCTGATATACATCATGATTTGGATAAAACCTCTATGTTCAAGAAAGCATCCAAAGCAATGCAAGAGGGTGACTGGTACACTCTATATGAGTTGTCTGAGACTTTAGGCATTGAGGTAGGAGAACATACTCCAATGCACTTAGAGTGGCTTAAAACGGAAATACAAAAGTCTAGAGCAGTAATAGAAGGCATAGTTATAACATACGAATGGATTTATTCTGAGCCTAACTCAAATAAACAATTAGTTCTAACTAATTACTGCAAGTTAACATGCAATAAAAAATGAATATTTATTGCGATTCAAACGTATAAGAATTATGAGTATATTTAAATTTGACGAAAAAGAAATATTTGTTAACAGTTTGAAACTGTATCCAAAGTATGAGTTTACTGCTTACTCTGGCACGTTATACATAAACAATCAAAAATCAGATTCTGGCTCTTTCAGTGCGCAGAGTTTAAACGTTCCATCGGGATATATCTCTTTATACGAGATTAACAATGATAAGTTGTCAGGTTCAAATAATTTTATATACCCTTTTATAACGAAAGATGGCTCATTGCAGTCGTTTGCAACTGTTAGTACAACTCAGTTTGCACAATCATTTGCATATGGGGATGTGATAACCGGCTCATACCCGATGTCATCATCACTGTATAGAAACTATTATTCACAATCATCAGATAGAATTCATCTAAACGCTCTTCAGAATACCCTGAACCATTATAGAAACATATCCAGTCATTATGAATTCAGTGGAGCATTGGGAGATAAAAGTACTCAAGAGGCAAATCTGATAAGCATACCTTCTATCTTCTATGGAAACAGGATCAAGAAAGGTACTATGGATCTTAAATTTTATATTACCGGTACTTTGGTTGGACAACTACAAGACATAAAGAAGAACGGAGAGTTAATTCAAGTTGCTCCCTCTGGATCAACAGGCTCAGGCTCATGTGCCGGAGTCGTACTTTATAACGAAGGATTTGTGGTGCTGACGGGATCATGGGCTCTAGACAGTACATTGAGGAACTACATTAACGACATATCTCTCAAAAAGGCTACTAAGTGGATTTATTGGGGTTCGGGAATTAGTGGATTTGACAATGATCCGATGACAGGCTCTCACAGCAGCATATCATTTCAAGGCGAAACAACAACGCCAACTATTTCTATGTACGCTCATGCGCCAAAGGGTGAACTAAATCATTCAAATAATCCCACATTCCTTCAGAATGATCAAAGCCTGTATCCGTCTGGAACAGTCCAATCTGGGACACTATATTTGGAGAATGACAGAGCATTGATCAAAAACACTGTATACAGTCCATACGATAACAATGAAGAGACTTTTGAGAAGCATACTTATATATCCAAAGTAGTGATTTATGATGAGTTTATGAACGTATTAGGCGTCGCCAAAGTAGCGAAGCCTGTGAAGAAAACAGAAGACAGAGAATTCAGTTTTAAATTAAAATTAGACATATAGGAGAAATATGACTTATATACTAGGGCTTGACATAAGCACCTCTGTCATAGGAATGGCAGTAATGGATTTGGATAAAAACCTTATCGAATACAAAAACCTTAAGTTATCTTCTAAGATGGAACTAGAATTTAGATGTTACAACTTTAAGAGAGAGATCTACGCACTCTTTGAGAAGTATGGTTTTGGTAGAATATACGTAGAGCAACCTGCAATGATGTTTGGAGGAGGTAGAACAACTGCTCAGACAATGTCAAAACTTCAGAGATTCAATGGAATGTGTTGTTTTGCCGTATACAACGAAACATTAATAATACCAGAATTAATCCACGCAAACACAGCAAGAAAAAAAATGAATATTTCGGTACCCCGAAACGTAAAGAAGAAGAAGACATATATTGTCGAACAAGTAAAAAGTAAATATCCTAGTTTCACTTACGAACTCACAAGACACGGAAATCCAAAACCGGGTACTGATGATATAGCAGATGCTATCGTAATTGCACATGCAGGAGTTTGCTTATACAAAGAGGGGTTAAATGTTAGCGGAGAAGATCAAACTAGTAAATGACGTTTTGGGTTATCCCAAAAGACAATCATCGGAACATCTATATACATGTCCATATTGCAACCATCACAAGAAAAAGTTTTCTTTAAACTTTGAAAGAAATGTATTCAAGTGTTGGGTTTGTGATGCGAAGGGAAGAAGCATAAGACGTGTTATTCGTCGCTTCGGTTCGTTCACACAATTAAAAGAATGGGATAAGTTATCTGGCGTCACAGATCATTCTAGGTTAGAATTTAATCTGTTCGCCGAAGAAGAAGCAGAACAAGAGCAGGTAATATCTCTTCCAGAAGAATTCAAGACTCTTACTGGCAAAACATCAGTAGTTGATAATATACCCTTATCTTATTTACATAATCGTGGATTAGAGTCTTGTGATCTACTAAGATACAAGATTGGGTATTGCAGTGAAGGAGAATTTGAAGGTAGAGTCATCATCCCTTCATTCAACGTTGATGGGTATGTAAACTATTTTATCGCTCGAACTTATGATGGGCATTGGATGCGCTATAAAAATCCCAATGCTTCTAGAGACATTATCTTTAATGAACTAATCATCGATTGGGATTCAGACGTTATTCTAGTCGAAGGAGTGTTTGATGCCATATGCGCAGGAAACGCAGTTGCGCTATTGGGTTCTACACTAAGAGAAGAATCAAAACTGTTTCAACACATAATCAGGAACGATTCAAGTGTTTTCGTGGCATTGGATCCCGATGCGGAAAAGAAGGCTATGAAGATTACTCATACTCTTTTGAAGTATGACATTGAGGTTTGGAAGATTGATATACCTGCCGGAGAAGATGTATCTTCTATTGGTAAGGAAGCGTTTGCAGAACTCAAAAATAATGCAGTTTTGATGAGAGACAACCAAGACTGTATTCTCAGGAGAAAACTTATGTCTCTATAACACAATGAACAATATTCTATACACAAAGGAGGGAACATGTTCAAAACAATACACATTAACAGGAGGGAAAAATGGAAACTTTTAAAACAATCATGATAGATCCGCCATGGAACGAGAGAGGAGGAGGCAAGATCAAAAGAGGTGCAGATAAGCACTATCCCTTGATGAAGACTCCAGATATCATAAGAACGATATTACAGTGCGAGTATTGGAATAGTTTAGAAGATGATGCTCACATGTATCTGTGGGTAACAAACAACTTTCTATCAGAAGGACTTACGGTGATGGAATCTTTAGGGTTTCGATATGTCACCAATATAGTGTGGGTGAAAGATAGAATTGGACTAGGGCAATACGCTAGAGGAAAGCATGAATTGTTATTGTTCGGTACTAGAGGTAAAACACATACTAGTGTCAAGAAAGATAACAACAAACTAGAATCAGTGATCAATGCAAAGAGACAGAGGCACTCACAAAAGCCGGAAGAATCTTTCACTTGGATTGAGTCTAGATCTTACGGCCCATACCTTGAACTATTCTCTAGGAAAGAAAGAGAAGGGTGGACAGTATGGGGAAATGAAATCACAAACCAACAGGAGAAAAAATGATTAAAATAGCACACATCGCAGACACTCATATTCGCAATCTTAAGTACCATTATGAATATAAGGTTATCTTTTCGCAAATTTATGAAACCTTACGAAATGAGAAGGTTGATTATATCGTACATTGTGGAGATATAGCACACACCAAAACACAGATCTCACCTGAGTTTGTGGAGATGGCTTCTGAGTTCTTTTATAACTTAGGAGAGATTGCTCCAACATATATTATCTTGGGGAATCACGATGGAAACCTTAAGAACAGTTCACGTCAAGATGCGATCACCCCAATCATCAATGCTTTGGATCACGATAACTTGCACCTATTGAAGAATTCAGGCGAAACAGACATTGGAGACGGCGTTGTACTAAATGTACTTTCGGTATTCGATGAGGATAATTGGACAGAACCAACAGATGACGACAAGATCAACATCGCTCTATACCATGGAGCAGTACAATATTCTAAAACAGATACAGGATTCTCTATGACTCATGGGGATCATGATATTTCCATCTTTGAAGATTTTGACTATGCAATGCTAGGCGATATCCACCAAAGACAATACTTGAATGATCGTAGAACTATATGGTATGCAGGCTCTACGGTTCAACAGAACTTTGGGGAGACAGACGACAAAGGTATTCTTATTTGGAACATAAAAAACAAAAAGAGTCATACAATTAAGCCAGTTACGTTTAATAACCCTCGTCCATTCTTATCATGGAATATCGAA